GTATATTTTACATATATTTTAAATATTTAAACAGTATATATTATGCAAATAATTATAATATATAATTAAATTATAAATAAATAAAGGAGGAGAAAGCAAATGATCTATATTGTCAAAACAAAAAAGCCAATTGAAGATTTGATTGTTAATCTTCCTCTTAAGAATCTTGTAGAATTGCAAATGAACGTTGAGGTCATTAAGAATATAAAAGACGAAAAGGAGGAAGTAAATAATGTATCAGAGTTATGCAAATAATATGGGTTATTCATCAACACAAATGAGGCTTAATCAAATGGAGCAGATGTACCCACAGTACAATAATCAGATGATGTACAACAATCAATATCAAGGGAATCAACAGCTGCCACAAAATAATGGTAATTCATTAAAGGGTAGACCGGTTACAAGCTTAGAGGAAGCAAGAGCTGCGCAGATAGATTTTGATGGTTCTGTATTTTTCTTTCCAGATATTGCTAATGGAAAGATCTATACTAAACAGATCAATCTTGATGGCACTGCAACATTAAAGGAATATAGAACAGACAGTGCTCCCGTTAAAGAGGAACAGCAGGCAACGGAGCAAAAAGATTATCTCGGTATGATTGAGGATCTCCAAAATCAGATTGATGAGATAAAGAAAAAGATGGGAGGAAGCAAGAATGTTAAATCCAATGCAAATGCTCGGAATGATGAATAATATGAAGAATCCACAGCAGATGATAATGAACATTGCTAAACAGAATCCACAAATGAATATGGCAATGCAGATGATGGGTGGAGTTAAAGACAAAAAAGGAATGAAAAAGATGATGGAGAATGTATGCAAAGAAAAGGGAATCAACCTTGGAGATGCAATCAATACATTCAATCAGCAAACAGGTATGAACATCAAATTATGATGTTGATATATAAACACATTATAACTATAATTTAAGGAAGGAGGTTCACGATTATGGGTGAATCAACAGGATTATCAATTGCAGATGCTATGGCATTAAGAGGAGACGAGGGCAATGATGGATTTGCTAACTCTTGGATTTGGGTATTCTTCTTATTCTTCTTACTGGCATGGGGAGGCAATGGCTTTGGCTTTGGGAACGGAGCACAAGGAGCATTAACAAGAAGTGATATGTGTCAGGAGTTCAACTTCAATGATCTTCATAATGCCGTTCGTAACACGCAGCAGTCTATATCTCAGGGATTGTGCGACGGATTTTATTCCACAAACATGAATATGCAGACCGGCTTTTCGAACGTAGCAAGAGATCTTGGTACCGGTTTTAATGCAGTTAATGCAAACATTAACGAGAGTCGTTTTGCAGCTCAGCAGTGCTGCTGTGAGACCAATCGTAACATTGACGCAGTTCGTTATGAGAATGCACAGCATACCTGTGATATTATTCAGGCGAACAACATGAACACTCAGAAGATCATTGATACGATTACAAGTAATACGATCCAGGATCTGAGAGATCGTCTGCAGGACGAGAAGCTTGCAAATAGCCAGTGTGCTCAGAATGCATATCTTGTTAACCAGTTACAACCGGTTGCAAGACCAGCTTATATCACAGCTAGTCCTTATACAGCTCAAAATGTATGTGGTTGCTCGGGATGTGGTTCTTGCTAACTCGCCATCTTGGCTGATTTGTTAAAGGGTGGCTTAGTCCACCCTTTTTGTTATTTAAGGAGGTAAAATTATGGCTTGTAAAAATGTATGTAAATTATGCGATAAATTGGTGATCAGTACAGCAGTTGCATTCACTAATGGAAACTTGGTAATTACAATTCCAGCAGGTTCGTACAATAATAACGAGAAATATTGTATTGTTATTGCACAGTCGATTCCAACAACTACAACGATTGGTGCTCCGGTATATATTCAGATTGGAGTAGGAACAGAATTGTACCCATTAACGAAAAAGAATTGCAGACAAGTAACTGCTTGTGGAGTTAGAACAAGGACAAAATATTGTACATGTTGTGAGACAAATCAGACAGGTGGATTATTTAGAATGTTAGGAAATCCTTGTTGCCAGCCAAACAATGATTTAAGATCAATTAACGGAACAGCTCCAGTTGCAGTAGCTGCAGTAACAAATAAAAGTAAATAGGAGGAATTGATATGAAGATGATTAAGAAACTTGAAAAGTATATCAACGAAGAGATCGGTGATGCTAAGAAGTACGTTGAATGTGCATTAGCACATAAAGACGAAAATAGAGATCTTGCTGATACATTCTACGATTTAAGTCAGCAAGAGGTAAAGCATGCTGATATGCTTCATAAACAAGTAGTAGAAATGATTGATCAGTATAAGCAGGAACATGGTGCTCCACCTGAAAATATGTTGGCTATTTATGAGTACCTACATGAGCAGGAAATCGAAGCAATGAAAGAAGTTAAGATGATGCAGCAAATGTATAAGTAAATTATTAAGGGACGGTTAGAATATACCGTCCTTTTTATATTGTTGTAAAGTCATAGAATGACTCAGGAATGATTTTAATTTATCAGATGGTAAAATCATCATCCAATCATTAAAATGTCAATATGGGTCAAATATAGGCTTAAAAAAACTTTTTAATAAATTTGCAATTTCCTATTTACTTTTTCAAATGATGTGTTATAATAGAATTAACAAATAAATCAGTAAACACCTAGGAGGGAAACAAAATGAAGGAAAGAATTTTATCAGAGTTAAAGAAAAGAATTGAAAAGGATTACAACAAAGGACCATTATTTAGAATGGGTTACATCAATCTCCAAATGAAAAAATTCGTAATGGATATGCAGGATGAAGATGGAGAGGAAGAATTCGATGGAGATTGTTTACAAATTAGCTATCACAATTGCTTTACAAATAAATTTAATTTGATTGCAGAATTTGCAAAGCCTGAATTTGATAAGGTATTCAAATTTGACAGCTTAGAAGAAGTTGCACAGTTCTTAGTTGAAACATATTGTTAATAAAAAAATGGCCGGTGAAATTCCGGCCAACAAATAAAAATAAATTTTTAGGAGGAAGTAAAAATGGAAATTATTTGTAAATCATTAAATGGAGTGAAGCTTATCTGTTTAAGATCACCAAAAGGAAAAATCTTTAGTAAATTAAAGATTGAAACTAGAATCGATTGGAATGAGTTGCTTAAGAAAAAGTGTTATGAAGTATGGCTTCATACAGGTAAGAACCCTGAAAGAATAATTGTGAATCAATCAGCATATTCTGAATTACAAGCTGAAAAGGTATCTGAGGTAAGTATAAAGAAAAATAAGCCAGGATTGTTTTATGAATCAATTCCAGTGGTTGTAAAATAATTTGAAAAAATTTCAAAAAACTATTTACAAATTAAAATTTATGGTATATAATAAATACATAATCAAATAACAAATAATTCTTAGAAAAGAGAGGTAATAAAAATGAAAAAAGCTCAGGAGTTTTTAAAAAGCACTTTTGAAGGACATGAAATAAATATGTATGATTTGGACGATGCAATTTATGTTGAAGATGTAACTACTGGTAAATCTTATACATATATAATTAAAACTGGCAAACTTATATCACATACAAATTAAAAATGTTAAAATCATTGCACTGTCGCGAGATAGAGCAAAAAAAAGATAAATGGATAAATGTTAAGATTAAAGGAGGAAGTCAAGAATGACAAGAAATGAGTTAGAAAACATGACAAAAGAAAATGTAGCAAAGGTTGCAAAGGATCTTGGTGTAAAGCGTTACAAAGGAAAGTCAATGCTTTCAAAGAAAGAGTTAATTGATGGTATTTGTAAAGTAATGGAATCAAATGATGATGTAGCCGATGCAAAGAAAGCAATTAGTGAAGCGGGTGAGCAAGAAAAGAAAGTTGAAATTGATCATGATACAAAAGACGAGAGGATTATTTCTGCTCCACTTGGTACATTGATTGCTTTTTATGAACCGGAAACAAACAAGTTAAACACTGCAAAGCTTACAAACCGCAATAAAGTCAAGAGATTGGTTAAATGCGAGACTCAATATGGTAAAGAGTTCTTAGTTCCGTTTGAAAATATTAGATGGGTTAAGACTGGTTCAAGATGGCCAAAAGGAATCTATAATGAGTTGAAAGGAAAGAAAGCTGATGCAGGTAAAGAAAAGTAGTACAAATGACAAGAAAGTTTTTTCTGAGATTCTCGATTTGTATCGTCTAGAGCAGAAGTTCAAATTTGCAAAGCAAGAATATGACAATCAGAAAAAGAAGCTTTCGTTAGGTATTCGTAACTATATGTTTTCCAAGGACTACTCGCAATTAGATTTCAAAAGCAGAGAATTCGGTAAAGTGCATGTTTCAAATATAATTCGTAAATCAATTGTTTGGGATGTTGAAAAGCTTAAGAAAAAGTTAGATAAGGATTTAACAGACCAGTTCATTGAAAAGAAGTATATTGTGAATAATATGCAAGGTCTTATTAAACTTTTAAAAGAAGCTGGTGTAAAACCAAAGGAATTCAAAAAGTTTATTACTGTCGAGGAAAAAGTTAATCAGCAGAAAATGAATGAGCTTTCTGAGATTGGTGAGATTGATAAGGAAGATATTGACGGATGCTATGAATTGAAAGAAGCAGAGGGTTACTTAAAGATCAATGTGAAAGAGCTGGAGAATGAAGAATGAAGAAAATGCATTGGCAAAAGTTCTTTGGTTCTATGGTCTTATTGGTAGTGTAGATTCCGAAGAACAAAAAATTATTTGTCCATTTCACGAAGATGCAAATCCAAGTATGATTGTTAATTTAAAGCAAGGAAGTTACTACTGCTTTGGTTGTCAAGAATCTGGTGATGCATTAAAATTTGTGATAAGAATGGAACATAAGCTGCATGGATTGAATGATCTTCAAGGATGTAGAAAATATTTTGAAATTCTTAAATCAAACAAATGCAGCAAAGTAAATTTCCATAGAGTGGAAAAAGTCAAAAAGACTTCAAAGCAAATGTATGCAGAAGCACATGATTACTTCCATGGTTTATCAAAAGTAAATTGGAGAAAGAAAAGTGATTTTGACGAAGTAAATGAAGTGCGTGATTATATGAAGAAACGAGGATTTAATCCGAGCACATTAAATAAGATCGATGCAAGAATTACATTTAGTAAAAATTATGAATTGATTTTTCCAATGTTAGATAACGGTAGGTTTAAAGGATGGGTGTGTAGAACAAATATTCCTGAGGTTGAACAGAAAAGAAAATATCTGTACAATAAAGGATTTCGTCGCAAAGTATCATTAGTTGGAGACTATGGAGACAATGAAGTTCTATTTGTTGTTGAAGGATTTATGGACAGGCTTAAGTTCATTCAGTTTGGTGTTAATAATGTAGTTGCAATCTTAGGTTGGAAAATGTCATTGCATCAAATTGAAAAGATAAAAAGTAAAAAGAATATTAAGTATATTGTATCTGCATTGGACAATGATCCATGCGGTATTAAAGGAAGTAAATACTTAGAAAGTGTATTCAAAGAGAAGTATGTTAGATTTGCATATCTCAAAGGAATAAAAGACCCAGGTGAAATGTCAGAAGAGACATTCGACAAAATGTATAGAAAGACAATGAATAAGATAAGACACAAAGAACATGAAATGCATGGACGAAGTAAAGATGAATAGTAGATGCAACCGAGAGTATGATCGTGCTGGTACATATGGTGGGAAAGGTACTTTGCAGGATGGAGAGGTCAAAGGGTAAGGTATATCTCAAGAATATCTAAATATGTCAACTTGTATATATGTCAATAGTTGTAGAAGAAAGGAAATAAAAATATTATGGGTTTATTAGACAAAATGAAGCAGGAAGCTGCAAAGTCTGGAGCAAGCAAAGGAAAATTTATGTACTTCAGACCAGATGAGAAAAAACGTGTAAGATTCTTGCAGGAGCTTGATGATGGACTTGAAATTCCATTCCATGACAATTATGAGAAAGGAGTAAATGTTCCATGTCAGGAAATCTTTGGTAAAGATTGTCCTTATTGTGAGGATGAAGATCTCAGGACAAGAAGTCAGTTTGCTTTTTCAGTTTATGATTATGATGCAAAGGAAGTTAAGATTCTTATGCAGGCAGTAAATCAGTGTTCAGCAATCCCTGCACTTGTAAATATGGCAGAAACATATGGGACAATTACAGATCGTGATTACGTATTGAAGAAGACAGGTAAAGGTTCAACTTCAAGTTTTACGATTATTCCGATGGATAAAAACAAATTCAGAAACGAAAAGGCGAAAGCACTTTCAAAGAAAGCATTGCTTAAGTATCTCAATCAGGCTTTTCCTTGTGACGTATCAGATGACGAGGATGACGACGATGATGATTATGAAGACAGTCATAAGAAACCTAATACAAAAAAGAAAAAGGCTTCTGAGGATGACTGGGATGATGAGGACAGTACATCTGATTATTCAGATATGTCAGCCCGTGAGCTTTATGATCTTTGTTGCGATCGTGACATTGAGTGTCAAAAGAAACGTCCGGTAAAATACTACATTAATCTGTTAAAAGAGGATGATGCAGCCCATGATGATTGGGACGATGAGGAAGATTCTGATGAAGATGAATGGGAGGATGACGATGAATAAATCATTTACAGATTTTTTTAATGATCAGGTCACTTTTCAAAAAGAAGTCAATGAAAGATTTGGATATGGTGTAAGTGTAGAAAACATTCCAGAGGATAATGTTGAGATTGCAAAATACCATATGCTTGCGTTGATGGAAGAGACTGGTGAATTGGTAAAATCTGATAAGCGTTGGAAGAATTATCGTAATACTCATTTCGATAAAAATAACAAGTTGGAAGAGCTTTCTGATTGCTTCATTACATTATTTAACGTTGCAATATATAGTGGTATCTCAGCCGAAGAGCTTGAATTAGCATTGACTAAAAAAATGGATGAGAATGTAGAAAGAATTAGGGAAGCATAAAGCTTCCCTTTTTATTTATTTATAAGGAGAATTATAGATGAACAAATTAAAGTATAAAGTTGATAAGATTCTTAACAATCAGTTGATAAGTGTGCAGATAAATTTATTAAATGAATGTACAAGCAGATGTAAGAGTTGCAGAAGATATACTTGGCCAAAAGATAAGCTTAATCTTGATGATGTAAAAAGAATTGTAAATTTTTTGTATGATAAGTATAAGATTGAGTCAATTCTTTTTTCAGGAGGAGATCCGGTTTGTTATGATGAATTGGATAAAGTTATTGAATATTGTAACAGTTTAGGAATACATACAGCATGTATTACAACGCTTATTACAGAAGATGAACATATTAAAGATGCATTAGTAAAGACAGATAGATTATTTGTTTCATTTGATGCATTTGACAAAGAAAAATATAAAGAAGTAAGAGGAGTTGATGGATCGGAAGTTGTAAAAGAAAATTTAAGAAGTATAAATGTTTTGAGAAAAAAGAATGGAAAAGAAAAGATAAGATTAAGTATGACAGTTGGAAGATTGAACTTAGATCAGGTTGAAAAAGTGTATACTTTTTGCAAAGAAAATGATTTAAACTTAAACTTCTACTTATTGCATACATGGGATGATTTAATGATGTCAAATGATGATATTGAGTTATTTTTTGGCATGATGAAGAAAATTTCAGAAGAAAATTATATTGTAACAAATGCTGGAAGTTTTTTTGAAAAAGAAGATCAGTTAAAAGAAAGCTTTGATTGTTATATTCCAAGAATAACTTGTGCAATAAATGCAGATGGAAATGTATTTCCATGCTGTAAGTTGTTCGATGAGAATAACTTCTACAAAGATCAGTTAAAGTATTCATACGGTAATGTGTTGAATGAAGATATGAATGAAGTATTTAGCAGAAGACTTACGATTAAATACCCTTTGAAGTGTAGTAATTGTAAAAGTTGTTTACCGCAATATATAAGTCCAATTAACTTTATGGATGACTTGTATAAGTATAAAGATGATGCAATATTCATGTAAGAGGTGATTGACATGCTAATAATTGTAGAAGGAATCGATAGAGTCGGGAAAACAACATTATGTGAAATGTTATCTAAGTCATTTGGTATTAAGATATTTAAGCATGATTCTAAATTATTTAAGTTAGATAAAATGGATAATGACAACGAGACAGATAAAGCAATTAAGATTTATGAGATTTGTAAATTGCTAAATGGGACTTTATTGCTGGATAGATCTTATTGGTCTGATTTTGTATATGGAGTTCTTGAAAGAAATTATTGCATATCAAATGCTTTGGATAATTTAAAAAAAATTGAAAGCATATATAAAGATGAAGCAGTAATAATATATGTTAGGCCTGTTGATTTAAAATTATCATCAAAACTTCATGGTGCAGATTTGACAAAATATAATGATTTATTTGAATCAGTAAGAAAAGGAACGAAATGTAAAGTTATAGATTGTACATATGAAAGTCTTGAAAAAGTCATAGTAGAATTAGAAAGTATTTTGGGTGATAAAAATGAATGACTTAATATATAAAGTTGGAGAAGCCAATTGTAATAAAGTATTTGATAAAAATGGCGGCTTTTATGAGTATAACTTGATAAAAAGTGAAATTGCAAAATTGTCGGATAATGGCTTGGAAAAATGCTTTGTTTTGGTAGGAGGAAATCTTTCAGATGAAAGCGAGTATGAGAAGATTATAAGTCTCATAAAGAGAAAAAAAGATAAAGGATATAAAGTGATATTTATTGTTACTGATTCTATATCATTAAAAGAAATGTCAATTGACGTAATAAAGAGATGTGATTTATTATTGCACCAAGCTGTCGGCTTTGTATTTGATAATATAGATATAGAGCAAAAGTATTCATATGTGCCGGAATTATTTTATGTAGATAATGAAAAGCCAAAAGTTCAAAATGATATGATTTTTTTTGGAGGAGGAAGCTATAATAGAGAGGATAAGATAAAAGAGTATCTTAGAAAAGACAATGAAATGAAACAAGGAACATTTTCTATTATAAAGGATAGTTTAAATGATGAAAGAATAGACTATAGTTCATTGCAATTGTTAATGAAAATGTTTAAATTTAGTTTAATTATTTGTAGAAAGGAATACAGAGAGAATTATTGGTTTACTCCAAGATTTATTGAAGCTGTTAATAATTGGAGTTTACCAGTTTTAGATTTTGAATATAACAAAAATAGATTATATGAATCAATTGAAGTAAGTTCATACGATGAAATGATTTATATGATAAATTGTTGCGGTGAGGAAAGCAGAATAAATAGGATATTGGATTTAAGAAAAGAGATTAAAAGTAACAAAGACAAATTTGCTAAAAATATAATTGATTTTTGTAAATAATGAAAGGAATTGCAAATGTTAAGTAATGTAATTGTAAAAGGAGAATCTTTAGATGAAGTATGGCTTACTTGGTTTAAGCAAATGATAGATAATAAAATCTCAGAAGAAAGTAGAGATGGAGAAGTTGCATCAGAAATAATAAATGCAATAACTGTTTTGGAAAATCCAACAAAGAACATAATGACTAATCAAGTAAGAAAGCTATCAATGAGATATGCTATCGGTGAAATGCTTTGGTATATGTCAGCTAATCCAAATTTGAGTGCAATCCAGCATTATACAAAAGCTTGGGATAGAATGTCAGATGATGGAGAAACAGTAAATAGTAATTATGGTTATATTATTAAAGAGGCATATAACTTTAATCAGTATGAGTATTGCAAACGGTTACTTATTAAAGACAAAAATAGTAGGCAGGCAATTATTCACATTAAGGTACCAAAAAATACTTTGGAACAGCCTACAAAAGATTTAAACTGTACAGTTTGCTTACAATTTTTAATTAGAGAAAATAAACTATACTGTACAACATATATGAGAAGTAATGACTTATGGTTAGGATTTCCGTATGATATTTTTCAGTTTACTTGTATTCAAGTAAGAATGGCAATGGAATTGGGATTGGAAATTGGAAGTTATACGCATATAGCCGGATCATTGCATATGTACAAAAGAGATTTTGATAAAGCAATTGAAAGATATAAGGAGGAAAATAATGTTTGATTTACATAGGCATGATGAATATTCAACATTCGACGGGTATGGTAAAGCTACAGAGTTGGCTGCTTTAGCAAAAGAATATGGATATAATGCTTTATGTACGACAAATCATGGAAATACAAATGGATTGATTCAAACGTATATGGCTTGTAAAGATTTAGGCATTAAATCTATATTAGGGGTCGAAGGCTACTTTTTACCAAAATGGAAGCAGCAAACTAGGGGATTTCATCTGATTGTCATTGCTAAGAACTTAAAAGGATATGGCAATATGAACAGATTGCAATTTGAAGGTGAAAAACAGAAATACTATAATCCAATATGGGACTTTGATTTACTGGAAAAATATCATGAAGGGCTAATTTGTACAACGGCTTGTGTAGCAAGTTATTCATCGCAATGTATAATTGCAGGCAAGAATGATTTAGCAGAAAAATACTTAAGAAAGTTAAAAAGCATTTTTGAAGATGATCTTTACGTTGAGATTCAGCCATATAAAGTGTCAGAAGAAGGATTGCAAGAATATGTGAATGTTCAGTTAATTAAGTTGGCAAAGAAATTAAAGATCAAATGTATATTAACTTCGGATTCTCATAGAGGTAGAAAAGAAGATTTTGATACATACATGAAGATGCATGAAGTTGCAAATCACAATTTTGCAGACATTGAAGCAACATATGCTGAACGATATATGCCAAAGCCTTTTGAAATGCAAAAGAGATTCTATAAAATGCATAAAGATGATTTTGGTGATGAGTTGGCTAAAAAACTTGCAAATAAAATGGCAAAGAATCTTGATGAGATTGAAGATAAATGCGAAGATAATTATCTTGAACAATTGCCATTAAAGTTGCCAAAATTGGGAGATGATTCTACAAAAGTTTTAAAAAATAAAATTATTGAAGGTCTTAAAAGAAGAGGTAAATATAGGAAGGAATATATTAAGAGAGTAAAAGAAGAGTTTGAAGTTATTCATTATCACGGATTCGAAGATTATTTTCTTATTGTCGCAGACTATGTTAACTGGGCAAAGAAAAGAGGAATTATTGTAGGTCCAGGTAGAGGATCTGTTTGTAACTGTTTAGTAGCATATGCAATAGGAATAACTGAAGTAGATAGTTTATTATTTAATCTTGATTTTAGAAGATTCTTAAGGAAAGATAAAAAGAAGTTTCCAGATATTGATTTGGATTTCGAAACGTCAAGACGACATGAAGTAATTGAATACTTATGTAAGAAGTATGAAGGACATGCTGCAAGAATTTGCTCGTATGGTCTTTATAAAGTAGACAATCTTTTGAATGATTTATTCAAAGTATGTGGACTTCCAACAGATAAGACTTTAGATGGTGAGGAAGTAAAAAGAAATAAATCGGAAATTCAATATATTAAATCATTTGTTAAATCAAATGTTGATGAAAATCAAAACTTAAATATAAATAATTTGACAGAATCTGCCGAAGCAAAAATGATAAATAAAAAGTATGATAATATTCTTATTCATTTTTGCAAGTTATACAAGAAAGTAAGATTCATCGGAACGCATGCAGCTGGTGTAGCAATAACAGGTGGAGAATTGCTTGATTATGTAGCTTTAAAAGTTGACAAGAATGGAGATGTATTTACAAATTATGACTTGACTGATATTGAGACCGTTAACGTTATCAAATTTGACATTCTTGGGCTTAAGACTATGGAATCAATTGGTGATTTAAGAAAAAGCACAGGAGTGACAGTCGATTATGATGAAGCAGTAAAAGACAAAAAGATTCTTGAGAATTTTAGACTTGGTAATTGTGATGGCATATTTCAGTTTGAAAAGAAAACAGCTAGGGATATTCTTGAGAAGATTCATTGTGATTGTTTTGAAGATATTGTAGCTGCATCATCAATGAATAGGCCGGGACCATTAAGTTTGAAGCAGCCAGATTTATATGCTGAAAATAAATACAACATTGAGGAAGCAAAATCTTCTGAGTATTGGGAGTATACAAAAGAATCTTATGGCACAATCATATATCAGGAGCAGGTTCAAAGAATATGCGTTAATATTGGAGGACTTGATTGGACAGATGCAGATAAGATCATGAAACTTATGAAAGGCGGACATATGACAGAATCCGCTCAAAAAGCTTATAATGAAAATAAGGAAAACTTAAAAAGAAAGTTTGTTGATGGAGCTGTAAGTAATGGATATGAAAGAAGCTTTGCAGAAGATCTGTTTGAAAAAATGATTTCATATACATTTAATGAAGGACATGGGGTTGGATATTCTTTGGTAAGTGTTGAAGAAATGTTTTACAAAGTATATGAGCCGAGTGCTTATTGGTTTGCAAAACTCAAATATGCAAAGAATGATTCAGAATATGATAAGTTCTGTGCAAAAGCTGTAAATGATGGATCTGTTGTTTTTCTTCCTCATGTTAATTATTCTTCAGAAAAAGCAAAGCTTAGAAAAGTAGAAGGCGAGGATTGTTTGCAGCAAGGTCTTTCTGAGATTAAAGGAGTTGGAGAAAAAGCAGCTTCATATATTCTTGAGGAAAGAAAAAAGCATGGAATATTTACTTCATTCGATAATTTTTACGATCGTTGTAAGTCAAGGACTGTAACATCACGAGTTGTTGAACTATTAAAAGAAGCAGGAGCTTTGGAATTTAATAAAAAGATTTATATTAAGAGAGTAACAAAGTACAATAGTGCTCTTTATTCAAGAGCTAATTAGAATTTACAGAATGCTTTAGAATTGATTCAATATAATTTGCTTAATATTTCATAAGTAAAAACATAAAATCATTTCTGAGGCATTCTAAAGGATTAGGAGGATATACATGAAATATTATAATGAAAGAATAAGTTATGATGAATGTGATGAACATTATGAAGTATATGTCGACGGATTATTTGAATGTTCATGCGATGCTGGAGAGCTGACAGAAACATTAGCAGAAGTTGAAAAAAATTTAAAAAATTCATAAAAACATATTTACAAATGCGAAGAAAGTGGTATAATAGAATTATCAAAAGGAATACAAACAAACATTTAGGAGGATAAACGTATATGAAGTACATATTATTAGTAAAGGTTGGCAAAAATTGGAAACATGGAAGAGTAGTTTATGATTCGTATCTTGAAGCTCAAATTCGTCAGGAAGAATTAAGACTTGTAGGAATTAAGTCAAGAATTACAGATGAGTTAGGAGGTGAATTATAAATGAGACTTTGGCATATTGATTTGTTAGAGGTTTTACCAAGGCAGCAGCTATTATCACAATGGAGAGAATGCTGTTGCATAGCAAGAAATATCTATGCAAACGGTACACCAAATCACTTGTTGGTAAATAAAATTTTAGATTATGACATTTCTGATTTTTATAGTTATTCAATTCTTGTATCAAATGAAATGCTTAGAAGAGGTTATAAAGTAGATCGCAGTAAATTTGAAAAGTATTATAAATGTGATAGGTTTACAAGCAGACCATTTCCAGGTTGGCATAATGATAGATACTTTTTACAATGTTTTTGCAATTTACAAGAAAAGTATGATTGTGGAGGAATAACTGATAAGGAATGGTGTAAAGTAGTAAATAAATATTATGAAAGGAGTTGTTAAAAGTATGGATATTGGAATAGATAAAATGATTGATCGTGATCAAATGCATTTAGAAGTATTAAATAGAATGCCAGTAAATATGTTGGCAATTACAGCCAAACGTTCAGGAACAGAATATGAGATCAACGATGGCAAGATTGTTGCTGAAATTACTAATGTGAAATAATTTTAAGGAGAAAAAAGAATGAGTGAGAAACTTAATAAAAGACAATTTTAACGTTAATTGATCTTAATAATGAAACAAAAGTAGTTACAGGTTAACTAGATTGGAGGAAAGAAGTGGCAAAGACAAATAAAGAAATGATCATTAAATTATGCAATGATATTAACAAAAAGAATGGTGAAGGAACAATATACACCATAGGCAGTAAAAATGCAAATCTTAAGATTAAGAGGTGGAGTACAGGGATTGAAGATCTTGATGCAATCGTTGGTGGAGGAATGCCTGAAGGAAGAGTTGTCGAGATCTTTGGTCCAGAAAGTTCAGGCAAAACGACATTACTTTATCATTTGTGTGGGCTTCATCAGTTATGTTTGGATGTTCCAATCGAAGGAACATTTGATGCAGAACGTGCAAAGGTGTTTGGCAACAGACCAAAGCAAATGTTGATTTATCGTGCTAAGTACGGAGAGGATGCTTTCAATAAGACAATACAATTTGCAAAAGCGGGCATTCCGCTGATTGGTATTGATAGTGTACCAAGTATGGTGCCAAAGGAGGATGCGGAGAAAGTTCTTAAGTCGGCAGAAAAGGATTCGATTGAAGAACAAAGAATTGGTGGTACAGCTAGATTGATGAACAAATATCTTCCTACTGTTGAAGAAATTATTGAGATCACCGGAACAACATTGATATTCGTTAATCAGGTCAGAGATAAAATGAATGCAATGTTGTTTGGAGAAAAGACAGATACACCAGGTGGAAGAAAGTTAAAACATGCTTGTTCACTTCGTATCCAAGTAGCAAGAAGAGCATGGATTGAGATCCCTAACAAAGATCCAAGAAATAGTGCTACGAACAAGAAAGTTGGATTGATTATGAAATGCAAAGTGGTCAAGTCAAAAGTATGCAATCCAATGGGTGAATGTGAGATTCCGCTTTTCTTTGATCGTGGTTTTGTTTCGTTTGACGATGTTCAAAAGATCAGAAAAGAACTAATGGTTGCAGAAGCAGCAAAGTTTGGAAAGAGAGTTCCAAAAGAATTTATGGAGGATGATGATGAATAAGCTTATTGATAAGATAATTATTGTATTAGCAACTTTGGAAGTTCAAAAAGTTTGCGAAGCTTCAAGAAGTACATTTGCAAATAATCTTAGAAATGAAAACGCAATAAAAATAATGGAGGGAAAATAATGAGTGCACAAGAAGCATATGAGTTCATTTGTCAGGTTTCATATTCATTAGGATCTGTAGGAATTGAACAGTATTCAACGCAGGATGGTGACAAGCTAAGAAAAGCCGCAAGAGTTTTGTATTTAGAGGAAAGGTAAAAGAAGATGATTAGTGCAAAAGAGGCTAGACATATAAGTTTCATCAATGACAAATGTAAAAAATATCTGAATTCTATCGAATCTTATATCAGCAATGCTGCTAATAACGGTGAATATGAGGTAAGAATTATTCCGTCAGAAATCAATTTAGATTTCAACGCATCTAATGGTAATCATATTAAGCATTGTATTGTAGACCACTTAAAAAATCTTGGGTATAACACAGTTATATCAAATGATGGTACGACAAAAACAATTGTAATAAGTTGGGGATCGCCAGAGACAGAAGAATAATAAAGGAGGAAAAAGAAGACGAAATGTAGAGTTTGTCAAAAAGAATTTGATTTAATTATGGAGGACGATGGTGATTAGTAATGTAAAGAAGTGTTCTATTTGTGATAGCACATCGATGGAACATTGTTTGCAAATAAAATGCAAATATTGGGCAGCAGGAAGTCACTTGAATAATAATAAAAATGGAAAGGAAAAGAAAAGTGGGAGAGTTAATAGCAACAATTGGCACGGAAAGAACAAAAGTTGATAAAGCAATGATTATTGTTGCAGGAACAAAAGAAAAACCATATTTTGAGATACTTTATCATGAGATTGGCAAAGAATATGACAATATTGGTTTTGGTTCATACGACTTAAATAATGTATTTTACTGGAAAGAACAGTATTTAGAAGTTGTGAAAGTGGAGGCATAGGTAGAATGATTAAATGTAAAATTTGTGGATGTGAATTTGTACCGGTAATTGATAAGCATTATATTGCCAGAGATAATGGTGAATCTGGAATGTCAACAGTATTTAAGCATACTGAGGGTAACACGTATGATGCATTTGATTGTCCATCTTGTGGTTGCCAGATAATTGCCCAAGAACGAAAGAGAAAACTTATTGATATTTCAATTCCAGAGAATGAAAAGTAAGATGGAATATAAGCTAACATGCTTTGGTAAATGGGAAGATATAGCAAGATGTGGAATGTGCCCCGATGAAGGAACATGTTTGTGCGAGACTAAGTGGAAAGAGGCAGATGTGAATGATGCAAATGAAAAGAATAAGCAAAGATGAGTATTATCTTAGAATTGCATTAGCTGTTTCAAAGAGAAGTACTTGTTTAAAAAGACATTATGGATGCGTTGTTGTAAAGAATGATGAGATCATTGCAACAGGTTATAACGGTGCACCAAGAGGGGAAACAAATTGCTGTGATGTTGGACTATGTCAAAGATTAAATAAGCCACATAATAGTGGTGATTATTCAGACTGTCATAGTGTTCATGCAGAACAAAATGCAATGCTATCGGCAAGCAGAAAAGAAATGATTGGTGCAACAATGTATCTTGCTGGTGAAGAATATGCATCATATGTATCAATTAACGATTGTGGTTATTGGAAAGAGGTTGAAGATGCTACTCCATGTCCTATATGCGAAAGAATGATTAAGAATGCAGGAATTATTTCGGTAAAAAATGTAAAAAGTTGTAAAAACCTATTTACAAATGAGTAGATATGTGTTATTATAATATCAACAAATAAATAAACTAAATGTTCAGGAGGACAAAAGTATGAACTATACACTTACAAGAATCAACGAAAATGAAGTAAGAATGAATATTGTCGATGGAGCAATAATGATTCCGGAAGCAAAGAAGTTAGCAAAGAAAGTTGCAAAGAGTGAAGGAGCAAGAATCTTAAAGGTATGTCATAACGGTGTTTATTTGTTGGACTATTTTACAAGACTTAATCGTTTTTCAATAGCAACAGAAATAAAGTAAAAAATAAAGCCGGGTGCAATTCCCGGCTATTATAATATTTAAGGAGAGAAGAAGTTGGGAATTATTGATGAAATTAAAAGTAATGCTGTAAAGAATGGAACAAAAATTCAAAGTTCAGATGCAGCAAAATTAGAAAAAATATTTAATAAAATGTTTTATACTGAACATAATATCGAAGAAGAAACAAAGTTCATACATCAGGTTATGACAAGAGGTCTTGAATCGCAGGAACGTGTTGGTTTACATGCTTCATCATTGATTGTTGGTGATAAAGTGTGGTGTACAAGGCAGGAGGTTCTTAGCTTACTGTATAAGCAAGTTCAAAAGGAAAACACTTCTATAGGATTATTAAGAATCTTTGAAGAAGGAAATGCAATACATGAAAAGTGGCAAAGGTTACTAATTCGTGCAGGATATGGTAAAGCAAAAACAATGGACCGGACAAGATTTAATACTGAATATGAAGTATCATATACACCGGATATTGTTTGTAGGATTCCTGAGTTCTTTGATGGTGTAATGGTTGGAGAGATCAAGTCGGTTAATTCATTTAGCTTTAAGAAAATGACTGAACATCCAAGTGCAAAGAAACAATTACAGCTTTACATGTTTTTATGTATTCAAGAAGCAATGAAAAAAGGAACATGGAATGGAAAAGATTATACAAAAGGTTTTGTTCTTTGTGATTCGAAAAACGATCAGGACTTTAAACTATTCATTTACGATTATGATGAGGACTTTCTTTCTCCGTATATTGATCGTATGGAAGAGGTAAAATACAGAAAAGAAAAACTTCTGCAGGAACATAAGATGGTTAAAAGATGTAAGGATTGCAAGTCATGTGATTGCAAAAAAGCTATGGATTGTAACATGAGAAATGCATGCTGGAATGTTGGCTTTGGAAGGATTAAATTATGAAAGTAAGAAAAGGATCAATTGTTGTAGGAATAAATCCGTACAATAATAAAAAAAGAAAATTCAAATTCTTAGGCAAAAGCAAAGGCATAGAAAAGTATACACATCCAATTTGCTTATATGATTATAAAGAAAAATGTGTTGTAATGATAACCAAGGAATTTGCTAAATTATGGAAGATAAAGCCATATGAGTAGAATATGTCCTATAAATCATTCTGTTGTACTTTATTTGGACTGTTTAGATTGTGATGATAAAATATGCATTCATCCAAATAAAAGTCCTCAGAATGTCAAATATGAGCTCAGAGAGGTATATAATAAAATGCATACAATAGTAATAGGAATAGATCAGTCATACAAAGATACTGGTATATCAATTTGGTTTGACGGTAAGCTAAAGCAAGCAACTGACTGCTTTACACAAAACCTTAAAAACAATACAATAAAAAGAAAAACATTAAGAGCAAGACTTTTAAATGTATTTGGTAAATTAAATGCAAAAAAGTTAACATATGAGTCAATAAAAGAAGAATGTCAAATAATCTGTATTATTGAACGTATTCGTTTGCAATCACAAGGATTCATTAACATTGATTATATAAAGTCAATAGGTGCTTTAAATGCTATGATTGTAGATACTGCAAACCAATATAATATTCCAGTTTATTCTGTTGATACAAGGGCATGGAAATCAGCATCAATAGGTACATCTAAGGAAAAAGCAAACAAATATGGTTTTGATCCTAAAAAATGGCCTACAATATTATGGTGTATAAAGCAAGGATATAAAAACAAAATTAAAGCAGATGCTGGAAGAAAAAAGAAAGGGGTGATAGAAAAGGACGGAGAAAGATTTACTTATAATGATAACATTGCTGATTCTATTGGTATTGGTAAATTTTACTTTGTAGGAAATCATAACTTATTAAAGGAGGAACATTAACTTGGGAAGTTACGGCCATTTAGGTAATAGTAAATCTGTATGCATGGATTGTAAAGATCGTATAATTGGATGTCATACAATATGTGAAGCTTACCTTGAAGAAGTTGCAAAAAACAAAATAATTTCAGAAAAAAGAAAAAAAGAAGAAAATATTGCTAAAGCATTAAAACATCTTGATCGTCCTAAAGTAAGTAGAAGATCAAACAATACGCCACAAAGATGCCATATAAAATAAATATATTTATATCATAGAGGCCTTAGATTAAGTTCTAAGGTCTTTTTATTTTATAACCAATAAAATATTAAGCTATTATATTAAAGTTCCTTATTTGTCATCCTATGACATCACAAATATATAAGAATTTCTTAAAATAACCTATTTACTTTTGTGTAATTCTGTATTATAATGACTATAGTAAATCAAATAAATACTTAGAAAAGGAGTAAAGCAAATGAAATTATCTAAAATCAATTCAAATGGTTATAAAATCTATATGGAAGAATATAATTCTATTTCAGAATTTGTTCAGACAATCAATTCAAAACCACAAAATCCAGAAATAACATCAAAGCAATCAGAATTTGGAGGATATAGTTTCACAGGTACACATGATTATAATGAAGCAGAAAACTTATTATTACATGGTTGGGTAGAAGAATCAGAAAAGCTCAATGAAATGTTAAAACTTAAGGTATTGAAAGAGAAATCTGTTAAAAATATTTATGATGTTGCCGGCTTCCAATGTTCAGTTCCAAGATATTTACAAGGTATTCCAACAAATATGATAAATCAGAAAGTAATCACAAAGAAACAAAAAGTAATTACAATAACAAAGAATATATCATATTCTACATATGTAGGAAAAGAAATAATTGAAGAAGAATCTGTAAAAGTACTGCAACTTGTTAATAACTTAGAAAAACAAGGGTATAGGGTTATTCTTAATGTTACAATGATTTGTAAATCAAAAAAAGGAGGCATTATTCTTTGTAATAAAGTAAGAATTAAAAATGCTAGTGAAAGACTTAATCTTTCTAAAGTAAGTTTTCCAATGGTTCATTCAAGCTATTTAAGACGTATCATGTTTAGATGGATAGAAACGTTTGAATATACAACAAAATCATTTGATACTAATTATGGAGTTCCTGTAAAATGTGAAGATTTCAACAAAATAACTAAAAACAATAAAAATGATAATGAATACTTTGCTGAAGCCTTATATTCTCTCAAAGACACGTTAACTTTAGACGATCTTATCAAATAATCGTTCTGGATGGTTGTAGATAGGTTCTGCATATGCATAAAATTTTTTTAACAAATTTTGCAAAACCTATTTACAAATTCAGCAAAACGGTATATAATAATAACATAATCAATTAAATAATAAATAAATCTTAAAGAATAAGGAAGGAGATATTGGTTATGTTAAATATTAAGTCTATTGTTAAAAATCCTGAGAAAAAGTTTTATGTTGATGTAATGTTTGAAAATGATGAGAACATTTATACAAGAAGAACATATAAAGAAAAAGAATTTGATGGTAGAATTTATTCATTTGTATTTTCTGGTGTTAAAGTATTTTTTGATCTTACAACAATGGATGTTATTGATCAGAAAGTAATTTACCAAACAAAAGGAGTTAAGAAAACATCAACGTATATTGGTTCTAAAAGAATAAAGGAAGTAAAACCTTTAGAAAAGAAAACGGTAAATGTTGAGAATAACAACAAAGAAGTAAAACATGAGAAATATGATCAAATCAAAACATGCTTAGAATGCAATATTCCAATTTATCTTGCAGGTCCTGCGGGATCAGGTAAAAACTTTACTGTTGAACAAATTGCAAAGGAACTTGGCTGGAATTTTTACTTCAGCAATTCAGTTCAGCAAGAATATAAACTTACAGGTTTTATTGATGCTGGTGGAAAATTCCATGATACTGAATTTTACAAAGCATGTACAGATGAAAATGATTGTATCTTTTTCTTAGATGAGATGGATGCGTCAATTCCAGAAGTTTTAGTTCTTCTTAATGCAGCAATTGCAAATGGCTATTTTGAATTCCCTTGCGGAAGAGTTGACATTGAAAAAGTACATTTTGTAGCTGCAGGAAATACAGTAGGATCTGGTTCAGATGAATTGTATTCAGGAAGAATGGTTCTTGATCAGGCAACACTTGATAGATTTGCAATTATCGAATTTGATTATTCAAAAAAATATTGAAATGTCAATTTCAAATGGAAACAAAGAACTTGTTGATTTTATTCACGGTTTAAGATTAGTTGCAAATAACAATGGAATAAGGGCAACATTTTCTTACAGATGTATTACAATGGTAACAAAGCTTGAAAGTGCTGGTATGGATCTTAAGACAATACTTACAATATCAGTATTCAAAGGAATGGACAAAGATACAATCAATACGTTCAATGCTGTAGGCTATGACAAATATACAAAAGCATTAAAGGATATTCAGATGGCTGCTTAATTGCAGCCAATCTGTTTAATACATAGAAAGGTGATAACATGAAAGAAGCAATTAAGATCAGAGTTAATAATAAACAAAATGATGTTTGTACCGGTTGTGGTAAATCAAGCAAAGATGAAAAGAAAGAATTTTACGATATGATGATCGGAAATGATTTAATTCATTTGTGCTTTGATTGCATGGAAATGATGTTTAGAAAGACATTGAAAGCACAAGTAAATTATCAGGGAAAGTTAAAAAGTCCAAATAAGAATATACGGAGGTAGTAAAAATGGCAGATGCAAAGAAATGTGATCGATGTGGCAAATTATTTGAACCATATATAAAGTCAGATGAACGGTTAAATCCAAATCAATATACTGAAATAATGGTTAGAGATGCTTTTGTTGGCAAATCATCATACAATAATGACGGATACTTTGATTTGTGTCCTGAATGTTCTGAGTCTTTAAATAAATGGATTAACTTTTTTAAGGAGGATAATGTCGATAATGAGCAATAATCAACCACGTAGTTTTAAGTTCTACCGCAAAAACGAACAAGAAGTTATGAAGTCACTTGGCCTTAAGCCTACGAAGAATTCTGGTTCAGGTTGGATTGAAAAGGAAGATGGACAGAATGATTTTGTTATTTGTCAGTTAAAGAGTACGGATGCGCAATCAATCAAGGTCAATCAAAAGGACATTAGAACTTTAGAAAAGAATGCAACTATTGAACATAAGATTCCGGTATTTGCAATTCAATTTTTGAATACAGGTGAAGTATGGTTGATGATTAAGCCTGATGATTTACCAGATGCCTCAGAATACATTTTAACTGGTTCAATAAAGGAAAATAGGTTGGAACAATTAGGAATTGATTTAGAGGCATCTGAGGACATCAGGACAATATCTCATAAGTCTGTAAAATCATCAGGTAGTTCAAGGGAAATGTTCCATGAACAACAAAGCAAAAAATATAATAAGAAAAGGAGTGCATTGTAATGAAAGCAAGAGTAAAAGGAATGTATGCATATAAAGGGCATAATGTATCAGCAAATGGAAGTGTAAATCTTACGCTTAGTGGTAAGTATTCACAGATGACAAGTTCTGTGCAATTACTGCAGATGCTGAATAATGATGTTGTTATTCAGATCAAGATGGGAGTTGAAAAGCCATTCAAGATTGGTTCATTTAGAATCAAAAATGTTGCTTTTGATGGTGACGGTGAAAGTATTTTGAAGTTCAATAGTTTAAATGACTTTGTTGATATTGACAAAATGAATGATCTTATTACAAAGGAAGAGTTTGCAGTAATGTTTACAGCAGACATTGAAGAGGAAGACGACGAAAGTGAGGAAGAGTAATGGCAGCCAAGATGAAGTATTTAGAATTGTCAAATGCTCAGATTGCAGATAAAAGACGTTTGGTGATTTCTGAATGTGTAAAAGAGAATCAGGACACAAAGGAAAATATTCAATGTGGATTTACTTTAGCCCAGCAGATTGAGGTAGAAGAAGGCAAAAGGATGACAAGGGTGTTCCTTAAAAATGGAATCCATGTTGCAAGTATTGATGAACTTTATAATCTTCGTGATGCAATCAATGATGCAATTAACAAATATGAAGAAAAGAAAAATGATGAGGAAGAATGGGAAAATTAAATATTTTTGAAAAAGTTGAAAAATTTTTAAAAAACCTATTTACTTTTCCAGAAATTGTGATATAATTAAACCATCAAAACAAATAAAACACAAACATCCAGGAGGATAAAGAAATGAGAACATTAAAGAATAACAATTTTGAAGTAGTATTCAAGGATGAGAAAAATTTTAAGTTAATAAACAAATTTGGTGATGAGTATACATGCAGACTTGAAAATGGAAAGATTGTTAGTAAAACACAATTTGGTTTAAAATATGCAATGGCAGCAAGACAGCAGTTAGGATTTTAATAAGCCCACTAATCAGACATTTATTGTTTGATTTAAAATAAATAAATTGCTAGAAAGCAAAAGTAAAACAACAAAAAACAATGTATGCAAAGTCATACAAGCAAAGAAAAGGAGAAAAATTATGGCAACAAATTGGACATTATCACAGGCATTAGCAAAGATCACAGAAGGAACAGATAAGGTAGCAATCCAGGATATTGGAAGAAGATTCCCACTTACAGCAGTAGCATTGGCAGAAATCGGTCAGAATGTAGGTGCAGCTAAGATCATCGGTGCAGTACCGTCACATATTACAGCAAGAAAGATTGAGTCAGTGTTAAAGGATGGAGCTTCCGATCAGGATGCTGATGAAGAGATTGATGATGATGCAGCTGATGAAGAGGAAGTTAAGAAACCAGCAAAGAAAGTGGCTAAGAAGCCTGCAAAGAACGATGAAGCTGAAGAAACAGAAGATGAAGAGGATGATCCTGTAGCACTTTACAAGAAATGCAAGAAAGCAGGTCTTAAGGTTGCACCTAAGAAGTCAGCAAAGTATTACAAGGATGCATTAAAGAAGGCTGAGGAAGAGGCTGAAGCAGAAGACGATGACTGGGATGATGAGGAAGAGGACGAGAAGCCTGCTCCAAAGAAGAAACCTGCCAAGAAGGCAACTGCAAAAAAGCCTGCAAAGAAAGCTGAGTCAGAAGATGATGAAGATGAGGATGAAGATGAGTGGGACATTTAATATTCCCAATGAATCCTCCGATTATAGATAGGTAGGAAAAACCACCAACTGTAGAAAGAAAGCTATGGTTGGTGGTTATTTGAATATATGGAGGAAATATGAGATATAGGATCTATACAGATGGTTCTTGGAATAAAGAAAAAGATATTGGTGGTTGGGCAATAGTAATTGCAGATCATCAAGGAATAAAGTTAAAATTAGGGTCAAAAAAAGGCACGACAAATAATCAAATGGAGTTAATGGCGGTCTTGAATGCATTAGAATATGCAGTACGAAAGCATTTAAAAGACATAGAAATAATTACAGATTCTATGTATGTTTTAAATGGAGTAAAAAAATATGCAGAGACATGGAAAGCAAATAATTGGATAGGACTTTCAGGTGATGAGATTAAGTATAGATCACAATGGGAAGGAATATTGATTATGTTGGAAAGTTTAAATGAAAATAAATTTTCTGTTAAGTTTTCTAAGGTAAAAGGACATGACGGAAATTCATTAAACGAGCTTGCAGACCTTAAGGCAAGGGAAGCAATTAAAGCATATAAGGAGAAGTAAATATGGAAATATATGCGTCAAAATTGTATCAGAAAGTTTTTAGAGGTAATAAGTCTAAAGATACATATTTAAAAGCTTGTGGATGGTTAGCACAGAATGTAGTGTCTGATCAGCAAATAAACAATAATGTTACATATACAATAGAAAAAGGATATGATGACGAATCTGGTGTTTATTTGTATACAGTAACATTATTTGCAAAGCTTAATAAAGAAGATATTAAGAATAGACATTGTGGCATTTGCAGGGAATTAAATGGTAGCTTTTTGATGAAAGAAGAAATAAAATGTGATTGGTGTAAGTTGCAAGCATATTTTAGACGTGAAGATGATATGATTAAAGAGAAAAAAAGATTTATAAAAGAAAAAATTAGTGGAGGTAAAAATGATTAGAAGATTTAGTTTGATATGTAAAAGAATAAAAAGAAAACTGATAAGCAATCTTCAAACAATTTATATGATCTTGTTTGCAGCTAATCCTATTATTGGTATGTTTATCGATGGCAAAGAACTAATAGCAATTCAGATAATTGTTAACTTTGTTATTGCAATACTTATTTTTGCAGATCAATGCATACACAATAAATATAATGGCATTCCAGTTATGAGAAAGCCACTTGTAAGATATGAAAAATCTACAAATAAGGTATGCATGAAACAAGAGGATATGTATGAAGCTCTTAATTATTTATCTGATTTGCAGGAATACTTTGAAATGAAAGGAATGCTATGAAGTTTGATTTAGAAAAGGTAAAACGAATATTTGATATAACATTTATAACTGTATGTATTATTTATTTGTTTTATCTTATAAAATAAAATACCAATGTGATTCATTAGAATGCCTCAGAAATGATTTTTTATTGATAGGCTTATAAAATATATACAAAACCGTAAAAAGTGCTTTAAAAGGCTTAATTTGAAAAGTCAATTTGAAAAAACTTTAATAAATTTAAGCAAAAATGTTTACTTTTTATGGTTTTTGTTATATAATATAATTATAAAATCAATAAAACAAAAGCTTAGGAGGGCAAACAAAATGAAAAGAACTCAATTCAAAACATGTGTAGGAAAGCAAAATGGATATGATGTCTATAGAACAGTCTTAACTGATGGAAAGAAGTTCTATGTAAGATGGAATAAAAAGCTGGTTGATGTTACAGATGATCAAAGATCTTTCGTTCATAAATTAAATGGAGTAATTAAATGAGATTGTTAGCAATTGAACAAATAAGTTCGAATAGAAAATTTAGAGAAACATATCAAAAACAAAATAAGAAAAAGAAGGAAGTAAAGGATGACTTCCATAAAATGCTAATAGACGAGCAGGAACAATTAGATCAATTAAAATATTAAGAATAATTATCCTACTTGGCATAACTTATAAACAATATTATAACATTTTATGCAAGGAGGAATCCCTATCCTCATGTTTTCTTGTGGACTATATAAGTTTGTTACAAAATGGATAGATGTGAATAATGTCAAGTAATAAACATCAATGGAAAGTAGGTGATTGTATAATAGAACCTAATGAAAGGCAAAGAAATATATTACAAAAGTTTGGTCTTAATCCAAATAATTGGTTAGTATGTTTTGAAAACAAAGCTACAATTGAAGTTGTAAGTAAAAGATCAAGGCAAAGAAGAACATTAAACATCAAGGAGGATAAATAAATGTCAAAATTAAACCTTAAAGCAGTAAAGGATGTTAAAGTTTACTTTAAAGTTGAGAGAAGTAAAGGCAATATGCCAAATTTTATAGTAAACAATTGGAGAAAAATGCATGACAAACCAATGCATAGAAAAGTACAATGTAAAAGAGTAAAATTAAGTAATAAAATGGCTAAACATATGTAAGGAGAAATCAAATGACTTTAGAAGAAGCAATTAAAAATGTAAAAGAAGTTGTAATTAAAAATAGAAAAGTTCAATACTTCTATGAAAACAATCCTACAGTTTGGAATGACGGTGGAGAAAGAATGATAAGATGTAAAATGTGTGCAGATGTCGGCGAACAGCTTGTACAATGGCTGCAGAAGTTACAACAGATTGAACAATCATATGAGGAGTTAAAAAGTAAAACAGATATTTCTGATTTTCCTGATGATGTATTAGATTTCTTAAGTAGTTTAAAACGAGTAGAATGAGAAAATACGCAAACTATAATACGAGTATGGAAAAGGTGGAAGTAAATGTTAGTACCAGCAATTTTATACAAAGAACAGATCAGGAAAGAATTCCAAAAATATTACTATACAACAGATATGTTATATGAAACAGGTTGCATATGTAATTGGAGTCCAGAAATTGCAGAATGTCCAAATGAAAGTCAATTCCAATATGCAATAGTTGATGAAAATGAAAAACTTATTGGGTACTTAGGATATTCAGTTGATTGGTATGTGTCTAAAGCATATAATTTTGGACTTTTCTCTTTTGATAGAGGAAATATCTTAGTTGGTAAAGATGTATTTGAAAAACTGGAAGAACTTGTAAGTACATTACATCGTGTTGAATGGAGAGCCGTTGGTGGTAACCCTGCTTGTAGAGGTTACGATAACTTTATTAAAAGGTATAATGGAATGAAACATGTTCTGAAAGATTCAATTAGGGATAAGAATGGAAATTATCACGATGACATTATTTACGAGATCGTTAGTGGAGGCAAAGTATAATGACATTACAGCAAGCAATGGAAAAGAATCCTTATGATTGTAATAAAGGTACTTTATCGGCTTATGCAAGATATATAAGATATAATGTCGATGGAATGTACAATATGAAATCAAAAGATGTTCAAAATCTTATACTGCAGAAGTTAAGTAATAAATAAAGGAAAGTAGATATGATAAAAGGTAATAAAGTATATGATCCATTAACAAATACGTGGAGCACAGGCTATTGGGTAAAAGATGATAAAGGAAATTATTATCCTGTATGGTAGGATATATGATTTATTTTTAGGGAGATAAATATGGATAAGATAAATCAAATTAAAAAAGAAATATTTACGTCAATGAAAATGATGGATACAACTATCAAAGGTATCAAAGAATCAGAAGAATATAAAATTGCACAAGCATACAATCAAGGATTGAGGGATGCTATGGATATTTTTGAAAGAGAAATGAAATAAATTACATGACCCTCTTTAATGTATAAGATATACTGAAACAAACAAGAAGAGAGGAGAATGTAAAATGCCAAGAAAAGGAGAATATAAGTATAATGTAGATGAAATATGCAGAGCATTAGATAGTTATACAGCACAATGCGTTAAGCAAAAAGAAGTACCTATATTAAAAGAGGTATTTGTTAAAAAAGGATGGTCTTACGAATATGTATGTAAGATATTAAATGGCAGATTATTAGAGCAGAAAGATGATAGGTTAGATACTTCTATAAAGAATCTAGTAAATGCTAAGGAGTACATGTTAGAGAGATTAGGTTTAAAAGGTAAGATCAATTCAACATTAGCAGTATTCAGTCTTAAGCAATTAGGTTGGAGAGATCAACAACAGGTAGATGTAGGTACTGATACAAAGAAAAGTATTAAGATTACATTAGTAAAACCTGATTAGTAAGTAGGATGTATAGTTCAATGGTAGAATTTCAGTACGCGTAGAAGATATAGGTTCGATTCCTGTTGCATCCATTAACCGGTATGTTATTTCGTATTCATCGTTATTACTATTGTATAGTTAGACTACTCCTAAAGCAAATTTCCCTACATACCGGTTATTCATTGGGCTATCGCCAAGTGGTAAGGCACGGGATTTTGATTCCCGCATTCGTTGGTTCGAATCCGACTAGCCCAGTTATAAATCCTTAGAATAAAGTAAAAGAAAGAAGGGATAATATAAATTAAAAGGAAGTGAGAAATTGAATATAGAGCAAGAAATAAAGTTAACAGTAAATGAGCACTTTATGGATTATGTAACAGATTGGGATCATCAAGAGTATTTGTTGGTAGGATCTTATGGTAGTAGTAAATCTTATGAGACAGCAACAAAGCTAATCCTTAAACTATTAAGTGAGAAGCGAAAAGCACTGGTTGTAAGAGATACATATGAGCAGATCAAAGAATCTTGCTATGACTTAATCTATGAGATCTTAGATGGAATGGGCTTGGTTACAGAAGACAAGAGTAAGTCAAGCAGAGAAAAATATGTAATTGCTTCTAAGTCACCATTACAGTTTATGTTTCCAAATGGTTCAAGAATCGTATTTAAGGGTATGGATAAACCAACCAAAGTAAAGTCTATCAATAATGTATCTATTGTATGGATGGAGGAAGCTTCTGAAGTTAAGTATAGTGCTTATAAGGAATTGAAGTTAAGACTTAGAAATCCATTCTTAAAGATCTACTACTTATTGACAACTAATCCGGTTGACAAGCAAAATTGGATATACACACATTTCTTTGAACGTAAGGAAGTAGATACTAATGGTGAAGAAAAGCTGGTTGTAGTTCAGAATGAGGAAGAGTTCTATAAGCGAAGGATAATTACGGATAATCCAAATGGTGTATATTATCATCATAGTGTTCCTGAAGATAATTCATTCTTAACGTTGGATTATATAGCTACATTGGAAGAGCTTAAGACATATGATCCTGATTTGTATAGAGTGGCAAGGGAAGGTAAGTTCGGTATCAATGGCCGGCGGGTCCTTCCTCAATTTGTTATTGCAGATGATCCAAAGGAGTTTAAGAGAGCAGTTCTTGCTGCACCAATTAAAAGGAATGGATTTGACTTTGGCTTTGAAACATCATATAATGCTTTAGTAAGAGTTGCAATAGATACTAAGAATAGTATATTGTATATCTATGATGAATGGTATAGGAATCATTTAACAGATAAACAAACAGCAGAGAAGTTAGAAGAGTGGAATCCTGATAGTAAGAATTGGAGAGTAAAAGCTGATTGTGCTCAGCCGGGATCAATCAAATATTTTCATGATGAGGGTTTTGGGTTTACAAAGTGTCATAAGATAACAAGATTGGAACAGGTAAAGAAAGTAAAACGATTTAAGAAGATCATATGCAGCCCAAAATGTAAGAATACAATAAGAGAACTCAAGGATCTTGTATATGCACAAGACAATGATGGCAATATTATATATGATGAGTTCAACATCGATCCTCATACTTTCTCGGCTATATGGTATGCATTAGATGATGTTACTGTTGCAGATGTAAAAGAGAGAAAGAATAATAGTAGAAAGGGTGTGGCATAAATGGAAGGTGATATAGATCTGAAAAGTAAGTTTTCATGTGATAGTGACTTCATACCTATGTTTAAAGAAGAGTGGGTAAAAGTAACAAATTTATTAAAACAATATATTAAGGAGGAACAAGAAGATGAAGAACAATGTATTCAATCCAAATGTGAACACAACTAAATGGGTAAAAGCTGCAACAGTAAGAGCCATTAAGACAATGGCACAGACAGCTATTGGTATTATTGGAGCGGCTACAATGATCGAAAGTGTTGATTGGAGATTAGTGGCAAGTGGTGCTATTATCTCAGGTATTGTAAGTATCTTAACAAGTGTAGCTGGTATTCCGGAGGTAGAAGAGAATGCGTAATGTATCACAGTTACATCCAGAATTGAAGAAGAAAGTAGTAAAGCTTCAGAAGGAATGTTTAAAGGCAGGAATCAAGATTAAGATTGGTGAGTGCGTAAGAACAGTAGCAGAACAGAATGCTTTGTATGCAAAGGGTAGAAATGGTGTCCCTGGTCCAATTGTTACAAAAGCAAAAGGGACCGATTATAGATCAATGCATCAATGGGGAGTTGCTTTTGACTTTTTCTTAGATATGGATGTTGATAAAGATGGAAAGAAATCAGATGATGTTTTCAACAATGCAACAAAGTTATTCAACAAGGTAGGAGCAATTGGCAAGAAGCTTGGTCTTGAATGGGGAGGAGATTGGAAGAGTATTAAAGATCTTCCACATTTCCAGTTACCCGATTGGGGCAGTACAGCTACACAATTATTGAAGAAATATGGTACACCAGAAAAATTCAAGCAAACATGGGATGATAAGAAAGAAGTAAAGAATGTCAAAGTAAAACCAAACAATACTGTGACAGCTTCTAAGAATCCAACAGAGCCGGCTAGACATAGGAATGCCAAGTACAATGGTTTATATAAAACAACAAGTAATTTGAATCTTAGGACAGGAGCGGGAAGCAAGAAACCTATTGTTACTGTTATTCCAAAAGGAACACGTGTTGCATGTCACGGCTACTATACAAATGTTGGTTCAGATGTTTGGTTATTCGTTCAGTATGGTAAGTACACTGGATTCGTAAGTAAGAAGCATTTAAAGTAAGGAGGAATTAAACGATGAGTGATGCTAATGTAAACATTACAACATCAATTGAAGACGGAGACATCGTGTCATATAGAGATATTCCTTATGCAGTGTTGGATGATGATATTAGTGGCACTCTGAGGGAAGATTTCTTCCACGAGCTCGGAAAGATAAAGAAGTTCTATCAGATTTACAAACAGGGTATGGACTTTACAACCGACGGAACAAATGGTGATTATATTCCAAGCCAGTTGAGGTTTAAAAAAGCAGCAGGATTGGTCAACAAAGAAGCAAGGTTTATGTTTAGTACGCCAATGGATTTCTATGTTAATCAGGATCAGAATGAAACAGACGAGCAGAAGGCAAACAATACAATACTGAATAATTTCCTGCAGAAAGTCCTAAATAAAAACTTCTTCGATAAGAATGTATTAAAAGCGGCAAAGGATTGTTTTATTGGCAAAAGAGTTGCTTGTATTCTTAATTTCAATGAGGATTCTGGTATTGCAGTTGATTTCCTTAATCCGTTAGAGTTCTACTATGAAATGGCTGGAACCGATATGCTTACTAAGATTGTTGCTTTCTTCGTTGAAGTTGAGGCATCAAATAATGTAGAGAAGAAGATCCGCAAGAAAACATATTGGATGGCAGATGATGGTTATTGTTGGGTACATGAGGTTATGTATAATGGCTTAGGTGTACAGCTTGAAGAATTAGTTCCTGCAAGGTCTACGTTGTTTGAATATATTCCAGCTGTAGTGATCCTTAATGATGGTCTTACAAATGATATTAGAGGGGAATCGGAGATAGAGGATTATGCCAAGTACGAAAAGTATTACAGTAAATTAGTAAATAGTGATTTTGATGCAGAAAGAAAGAGTATGAATCCTGTTCGCTATACTATTGATGCTTCTTCGGGATCAACAAGCAACCTTTCAATTGGTCCTGGAGCATTTTGGGATATTCAATCAGATGATAATGGTGTTGAAGTGAAGAATGCTTCTGTTGGCCAATTGGAATCAAATATGAGTTACTCAGCAGCTTTGTCTGCTACATTGGATCGTGTAGATAATGAGATGCATAGCTTAGGATCAATTCCAAATATTGAGTCTGATAAGTTACAAGGAGTGATTACATCAGGTAAAACATTGAAAGCTCTTTACTGGCCATTGATCGTAAGATGTGACGAGAAGATGCAAACATGGGGAGCTGCGGCAGAGTTTATTGCTAAGTGTATCTTAGATGGTGCTTCATTATATCCAAAGGTTGTTCCATATTATACGAACGAAGAACTTCCTATTGTTGAGGCTGATATTCAGGTAATGAACAATTATGCTTTACCAGAGGATGAACAGGACGAAAAGAATATTGATCTTGCAGAGGTAACGGCACAAACAATGAGCCGGTCGTCTTACATGAAGAAGTGGAGAAAACTTACTGATAAAGAAGTAATGTCTGAGCTTCAACAAATTGCTTTGGAACAGGAAATGTTATCAGGTAACTCATATGGTAATATTCCTCCAATGGAAAGGGATGATCAATCTGTAGATGAAGATGATGATAGTAAATTAGATGAACCAGATATTGTTGATGGATCACAGGATGACGAATAAGGCATTTTGAGTAATAAGCTAATAAAATATAAGGCTAAAAAGTAAAAGTCCATTCAATGGGCAAATAAATGAATTTGAAGGAGGTTGCTGATTATGTACAATTTAAGATTTGCAAAAGCTGAACAAACACGTAAGGCAATTACTAATCAGCAACTACGACAAATTAAAAGTATGTATCAGGAAATTGCTGATCAATATTCGAGAAGAATAGAAAGTCTTTCAAGTAAGACGAATATAAGTTCAATACTTAGGACACAATATTTGAATGAATATCAAAAACAACTTGCTGATGAACTTGGTAAGGTAAATCGTAGGATTGAATCCAATATTAAGTCAGGCATGACACAAACAGCAGAAGCTGTATTAGAGGAAGAAATAAGAAGAGCCAAAGAACTAGGATTCACTGGTATAACAGGAAAATATTCAAATATTCCTACCGATGTAGTTGAGACAATAATTTCCGGTCAATTATATCAAAGTGATTGGTCATTAAGTAGTGCCATTTGGGGTACAAATAAAAAGATACAACAGGATTGCCAAAATATTGTAGCAAGAGGTATTGCAGCAAATAAAGGTGTGTATGAAGTTGCCAAAGATTTAGAAGCCTATGTAAATCCAGAAGTAAGAAAAACGTATAGGTGGGCAAGAGACTATCCGGGCAGTAACAAGGTAATTGATTACAATGCCAGCAGATTGGCAAGAACAATGATGAGTCATGCATACCAAGAAGCCTTTGAGAGATCAACAGCAAAAGATCCGTGGGTAGAAGCTTATCAATGGAATACCGGTCATAATAATAGAGTTTGTCCATTATGTATTGAAAGGGAGGAAAACGATTCATATGGATTAGGTCCAGGGATATATCCAAAGGGAGAAGTGCCACTAGATCATCCAAACGGTCAATGCTTTTTAACAATAGTACAAACAAAAAGTACAAATGATGTTGTTAATGATTTAGCTAATTGGTATAATGGAGTAGGTGATAAGAATATGAATGGCGCAATTGATCAATTTGCTTATTCACTTGGCTATACTCCTGAGATGCTAAAGAGAACGATAAAGAAAGTTGGTGTTGAATCTGCTGCTGAAAAGATTAAACAATATTCTGATAGACAAATAAAAAATGCATCAAAGTTTATAAAAGAATTAGAAATGGATCAAGCAAGTGTTGATAATTATATGAACACATTGAAAGGAACAAGTAGAGAATTTCAAAATGCATTTGTAGATGCTATGAAAAAGAAAGTAAAAAATTGGGATTTTGATGATGAAGGAAGCTATTATTTGCCATCAAAACAAGAGATAAAATATACGTATGGAAGTATAGAAGCTTGGATGTTTAGTGGAAATAATCATCAAAAGCAAACACTTTTTCACGAAATAGGACATGCAATTGATGATTTAAGAAAAGGAACTAATTCCAAATGGACAAATAAAAAAGAATTTGTGGATGCAATGTTAAAAGATATGAATATTATGAATGAAAAATGTAAAAATGGAGAAATTGAATATATTCTTGAGTTAAGGAAAATGGTAAACGATAATTCTTCGAAAGGTGTTCAAGATGCAATATCAGCAATGCATTGCAAAGGAATAAATCTTAGCAATGTTAAACCAAATGTGAAAGTATGGTGGCATCATTCACAAGAATACTACGAAAGAAGAAATGCAAAAAAAGAAGCTGCTTCTGAATTGTTTGCAAATATGTGTGGTGCTCAAGCCGATAAAGGAGCAATAAAATATATAGAAAAATATTTTCCAAATGCTTACAAAGAGTTTTGGAATATCATAAATGAAATAGGAAAGTAGTTTACTTTTTGTTTTAAATATGTTATAATTAAATTAAACTAAATAGGAGGTGATAAAATGTATGATGGAAATACAAGTGAGATTTTAAAAGAACTTGAGAAATATCAGAATAAGTTTAATGAAGGATTTCCATTGATGCAAGCTTATGGCGATGCTAAAATTGTTAGAAAACAAATAATAGAATGCATTGACAAAAATAAAAAGGCAAGTGTTTTATGGCCTGAAATTTACGGTGAGTGTAATGGTAAATTTATTTAAAATATATAAAAAGTTGTTTACAAATTCGTAAATATGGTATATAATATAATCATAAATTAAATATTATAAATCTTAAATCTATGGAGGTAGAAAAAATGAGATACAATAAACCAGTTTATAGCAAAGAACAATATAAGAGATGGGATGCTGCAGAACAATATAAACAAAAGATGTATGCAGAACATTCAAGTGAAGTAATTAAAGATTTTGAAGTTGCCGGTTATACAATTAGATGCATCCAAAGAAAGTATGATGCATGTATGGATAAGGAAAATGAATATGAAGTTCAGGTTTGGACAGAAGATCCAAACACAGTAAAAATAGAAAATGTAGCAGATGCTTGTGTGTCAAATGACTGGTTTAATAATTGTAACGAAGCAAATGCAAGATTTAAAGAAGTAAAAGCAATGTGCTATTAAAATAAAAATAAATAAAAATGATTAAGAGAATCAAGCTGGTAGAAATACCGGCTTATTCTTGTTTAAAGGAGAAAAAAGATGAATAAAAAAGTTGAAGTAATATGTGAAGAGTGTAAGAGCGAGTTTTTATTTGATACTGTTGAAATCAAACAGAAAGAAAAAGTAAAGATTGGTAATGACACCTTTGCGATAATTTATTATAAATGTCCTGAATGTGGAGCAATTCAGCTAGTAGGGATGTTGAATTATCGAGCAAAACGAATTAGAGATTCATATTTTGCAGCTTATGATTCTGTTAGAAAAATGGAAGCAACAGGAGATCATATGTTACGTCCGGTTATCTATAAACAGAGAAAAGATAAGCTTGAAAAATTAAAGTCAGAAAATACAGAATACCAGCAAATGCTTTTGAATCAATATAAGGACAGGATTCCAGTTGAAGTATTTGAGGAGGTAGAGTAATGGCGGCTAACAAAATCATTTGTGATAATTGCCATTGTGAAATATCGAAAGCAAAAATTGAGTTTAAAAACAAAGAGGTAAAAATTGCAGGTAGCAAAATAGGTATTCGGTATTTTAAATGTCCAATGTGTAACAAACCGTATTTGATTACTGTTGAGAATTATACAGTTTGCAAGAAAAAAGAAAAGTATGATCTGATTATGAGGAGTATAAACAGAAAACGAAAATACGGTATTAAAGTTTCTGAGGGAAGATTGAAAGAAGCTATAGAATTAAAAGATGATCTTATAAGCTATGAAATGCAGCTTAGAGATAGATACAGAAATCTTATACCACGTGAGGTTTTTGAAGATAATTAAATTAAATGTGGATTTTGTCACCAAGACAATAACTGGAAGAAAAGGAGAAAAGCTAAATGAAAAACAGAACAATTGAAAACATGTTAGGAAACACATTACCACGAATGGCAACTAATTTACAGTTTTTTGCATCAAGTGGAGATCAGAATCGTGATGAAGGTGATGATCAGGATAACAATGGAGATGATGATTCAGATGGTGACGACCATGATGATGATTCGGATGATGAAGGCAGCAAAGATAACAAAGACAATGAAAAGAAATTTACGCAAGCCGATATGACAGCAACTGCAGCTAAAGAGAAAAAGCAAGGACGTGCAGCAGCTTTTCGTGAGATGGGATTCAAGTCTGAGAAAGAAGCAAAAGCTCAGTTAGAGGCTTTTAGAAAGTATCAGGAATCTCAGCTAACTCCGGAACAGAAAACGGCGGCACAGATTCAGCAGGCAAAAGATGATAAGTCAGACGCCGAAAAGAGAGCAGAAGCTGCAGAAAATAAGTTAGCAGCAATTCAGGCTGGTGTAAAGAAGGATGCTGTTGATGATGCTGTTGCCATTGCAATGATGAAGGTTGAAGATGGTAAATCATTAGAGGATGTTCTTGGTGAGATGAAAACTCAGCCACGTTACAAGGGTTTTTTCGATGGTTCAGACGACGATGATAATGGTGGAAAAGGTGGCACTGGTACAAGTGTCCGGCACAAATCGTCTAAAAAGGATGAAGATGGAATCGGAAAAAGACTTGGTCAAGCACAGGTTAATGGAAATGGTGCTACAAAGAAAAGTAGCTATTTCAGAAGTTAATGTTAAGAAGGAGGATTGAAAAATGTTAAATCAATCAGGTATTACAAAAACGAGTGGTCTTGCAAGAAAGACAATTCTTATTGACACTCAATTATTTTTCGCATTACCGTGTATGATTGCAGCAACAGGAGTTGAAGCCGGATCAGATGGTAAGAAGATCGTAAAAGCAGGAACCCCACTTAAGGGGTCATTATTTAACAGAGATGAAGCTTTTACAGTAGGAGCAAAGGATGATGCTGTTGTCGGTATTGCAGAACATGATGTAGATGTTACTGCAGGAACGGCAAATGGAGGTGTTATTGTATTTGGCTTTATTGATGAGAGTAAGCTTGATACAGATGTGGTTGCATTGCTTGATACTGAAAATACAGATACAACAAAGCTTAGAGATAAGCTTACAAAGATTACATTTTGCAAGTAGTAAAGGAGGGATAGAAAGATGACAATTTTTGAATTAGTAACATCAGATCAAATTACAGCTTATTGGGAGTCACAAGCTCAGAACAGAGCACCTTATCTTGGTGAGGAGTTGTTCCCATCGCAGCAAAAGTTAGGCTTGAGCATCAAATGGATCAAAGGATCCCAGGGATTGCCGGTTGTGTTAAAACCATCGGCATATGATGTAGCTGCTAAGAAGAGAGATCGAATTGGATTCGATAAGTTAAATATGGATATGCCGTTCTTCAAAGAAGCTACATATATTGATGAGGAACTCCGGCAGGAATTAAACAAGGTGCTTGAGACAGGCAATCAGGCCTATATTGATTCTATTATGAATCAGGTATTCAATGATACAACTAACCTTTTGGAAGGTGCGGCTGCACAGCGTGAGCGCATGAGAATGATGGCCCTCACAACCGGTAAGATCAGTATGAAGGCAAATGGTCAGAATTACGATTACGATTATAGTATTCCTGATAATCACATGGTTGATTCTTCAAAGGCATGGTCTGATCCAACAGCTACGATTATCGATGATATTCGTGATCTTATGGATCTGATTGAGGACGAGACTGGTGTTCGCCCTGAAAGAGCTGTATGTTCAAGAAAGACATTTGGCTATATTAGAAAGAACAATGAGATTCGGCAGGCAATTCTAGGAAGCGATGCTACAGCACCGGTATCTGATACGAAGATTTTGGATTACATTATGGACGAGTTAAAGCTGGATGTTGTAGTATACAATAAGAAAGCAAAGGACGAGAAAGGAAACGAGTTCCAGTATGTTGCAGATGATACATTCGTTATCTTCCCGCAGGGTAAGTTAGGAACTGGATGGTTCGGCACAACGCCTGAACAATCAGATCTCATGGCCGGTTCTGCTGCTAATGTATCAATTACAGATGTAGGTGTTGCAGTTACTACATCGAAGGAAACCGATCCAGTTAATGTTGATACTAAAGTGTCTATGATTTACTTGCCTTCATTTGAGACAGCAGATCAGGTTGGTATCATCGATGTCACTGGCGCTTAATTGGAGGTAATATAACATGGCAATGGTAATTATTGAAAGAGATGGAAAGCAAGCAAAGGTTTCATACGGTTCGTTTAAGAACAGTTTTGAAAAGGTTGGCTGGAGGATCTCAGGTGCTTCAAAAAGCAAACTTCATAAGTTGCCTAAGGAAAATACCAAGGGAGAGGTAAAAACCTCTCCTGAAGCCAATGGTGAATCCAAGAAGGTATCTGAGGCAAAGGACGAATGGGATGCAGCCGATGAAGAGCTTGAGATAGAAAAGTCCATTGATGAAATGGATATGAGTGAGCTTAAGAAGTTTGCAGAGTCTAAAGGAATAAATACAAAGGAACTTAAGACTGTAGGTGCTTTAAAAAAGGCTATCAAAGCGGTAATGTAAGGAGGTGGCCAAATGGCAGAACTTTCCAAACAAGATCGTATCAAAAAACTCATTAGAGAAGAGGAATGTCCATTTTTTGCAGATGGAGACATAGAGTTCTATTTGTCTGAAAATGGTGGTAATGTTAATAAGACATTATATCAAATGCTTTTGATAAAGGCAGAAGATACAACATTAAATGTATCAGGATTAAATTGCGCAGATACTTCAAAATATTTTAGAAGACTTGCGCAAAGATACAGGCAGAACAATTCAGGGCAATTGAAAGGAGGTTGATGTATATGAAAGCATCCAACTTCCTTTTACATCGTTTACAAGTACAACTTAATATGAGAGGTATTGAGTATGTATTTAGTAGACAAGCACTGGACAAGTTTGGACAGCCAATTGAGGGCGAAGATGATGAAAATGTTATTGTAGGTATTTATCACGAATCTAATTCTTATATTCAGACGACAGGTGGAAATGCAACAGTAATACGTACAAGAAAAAGCCCAATGATTTTATGTTTGTTCGCAGATGGTGATAAAATTAAGCAAGGTGATAGGATAGTTATAAACGAAAAAACATATAAGGTTTCTGGTGTTTTGGACATTCAAAATTATCATATTGCAGCAGATATATCGCTTGAGGAGGTGCTTGAGTAATGCCAGAATTTGAATGGGATATGAACATTGAAAATTTAAAAAATGGTATTGTAGCAGTTGATAAAAAAGCACAAGCTGCTGTAGAAATGTATGCAAAAAATCAGGCTAAAATGCTTGAATCGTATGCTAAGCAAAAAGCACCTTGGACGGATAGAACAGGAATGGCTAGGAAGTCATTGAATGCAACGACAGAAAAAAAAGAAAATGGAATAAGGATAACATTAGCACATGGTGTTGATTATGGTTTGTGGTTAGAGTTGGCACATGAGAAAAGGTTTGCTATCGTAAAGCCTACAATTGAGCTTAAAGGCAATGATGTATTGAAGGGCTATGCAAACTTACTTAATAAGATGGGATATTAAGGAGGTATGTTAGATGTCAGTATATGAAAAAGCATATGATAGCTTCAAAGAAGCAGGACTTAAAACATATGTACCAAATACCCATAAAGGTGATGTAACGGAGCAATATATTGTTTTGTTGGATGGTGGTAGAACACGAACCAATAATTTTTCGTCACAAACAGTTTTGCTCGATGTACTATGCTATGTTCCTGGAAATCGTTTTACAGATTTAGATATTCTTGCCGATGAAGTAAAGAATGTGGCAAAAAATAAATTATTTCCACTGTTGATACCAACAGGAAATGAAACACAAGCGTATTACGATGATTCAATAAATGGGTGGATGAAATCTGTTGAATATCGTTATACAGTTAGAAATAGAAGTTTAAGATAAGGAGGACAATAAAATGGCAGAACCAAAAAGAGGTACAGAAGTTGCTATGATTGATGCATGCCTTGTTGTTATGAGGACAAAAGGAGAAACGGAACAGCAACTTGCACTCGATACAGCGTCTCAAGTTGAAGTTGCAATTGCTACAGAAACGACGGATGCGGTAAAACTTATTGTTAAAGGTAAGTTAATTGCTCAAAAGAAAGCTGTAACTACTGTTACCGGTAATACATTAACATTAACAGATAATGTATTTAACTTTGAGCAGGCGAAAATTATTCAGGGTGGTACGTTGTACTATTGGACAGATAACGATCACACTTCTACACAGACAACAAAAACAGAGTTTGGAATTGCAGGGTATGAACCACCTGTTGCAGGAAGCGCAGAAAAAGGGGAAGTATTTGACCTTGATCTTTATTCGGCAGTATATGATACCTCTGGTGATATTGTTCAGTATGAGAAGATTTCTTATCCGAATTGTACGGGACAGCCATTTGGTGTTGGCGCTCAGGATGATACATTTAATGTTAATGCAATCACAATTGATAGTGCTCCACCAAAAGGAAAGGCACCATATTCGATTATGACTGTTAAAGAACTTCCTGCAATTGCAGAGTAGTAAAAGGAGAAAATAAAAATGGCAAAAGATCAATTAAAAGTTACATCGATAAATACCTTGAAAGGTTACATGAAAGGATCTCTTGTAAAGTTGCCAAGTTTTGGAGATGGCCAGGATTTCGTTGCAAGATTGAAAAGACCTTCGTTACTGGATATGATGAGAACTGGGCAGATTCCAAACGAACTTCTTTCCTCGGCATCTGATTTGTTTGCCGAAGGTACAGGTTCGTTTGTATCTGACAAAGACAATATGTCAAAATTGTATGATGTTATGGATAAGCTTTGTGAAGCAACATTTGTAGAACCATCGTATGATGAAATGAAAGAAGCTGGAATCAAACTTACAGATGAACAGTTGATTTTCATTTTTGATTATTCGCAGAATGGGGTGAAAGCTCTTGATTCCTTTCGTCAGGAGCAAAGAGATATTGTCGATGATACAATTGAGCAAACTTTATCAGATACGACCGAGTAAAATTGCAGGAATTGAAGATACTTACATAGCGTATTGTTTTGATGAAGCTTGTGCATATATTCAAATTCGCATAGACAATGAAGAAAAGCCAGTCTTTAATAAGATTTGTAATGATAAAAGTAATGATAAAAAAAGTAAAAAAAGAATAAAAAAGAATCGAAGAATGTTACCGAGTGAAATATATGAAAGGTATAAGTGAGGTGATAAAGAGTGGCAGTAAATCTTGGTACAGCAGTTGGTTATTTGGATTTAGATACTTCTAAATTTCAAAAAGGATTTAAAAGTGCATTGGCATCTGTGAATGAATTCAAAAATGGTTCTAGCGGAATAAGTAGTGCACTTAAAGGAGTAGGATCAGCTATGACGTCTGTTGGAAAAGATATGACGTTAAAAGTTAGTGCTCCGCTTGTTGCCGTAGGTGCTGCCGCTGTTAAAGCCTCATCATCTTTGGAAAAAGGGTTGTCTAAAGTTAAGGCTATTTCTGGTGCAACATCTAGTGATATGGTTATGCTTAAAGACAAAGCGATTGAAATGGGCGCCAAGACAAAGTTCTCAGCTTCAGAAGCAGCCGATGCTTTTACATACATGGCAATGGCCGGTTGGAAAACGAAAGATATGATGGATGGTATCGATGGTATCATGAATCTTTCAGCTGCAGATGGCTTGGATTTAGCAACTACGTCCGATATTGTAACAGATGCAATTACAGCATTCGGATTGTCAGCTAAAGATTCCACGCATTTTGCAGATGTATTAGCAGCTGCATCAAGCAATGCAAATACAAATGTGTCAATGTTGGGTGAATCGTTTAAATATGTAGGTCCAGTTGCAGGTGCTATGGGATATTCGGTTGAAGATGTTTCTACAGCATTAGGCTTGATGGCAAATAGTGGTATTAAAGCATCTGCTGCTGGTACTTCTTTAAGAACATTACTTACTAATATGGCAAAGCCGACAGATAATATGGCGGCAGCTATGGATGCGTTGGGAATAAGCCTATCAGATAGTTCAGGCAAAGTAAAGCCATTAGGGCAATTGATGGATGAATTGAGGGATCATTTTTCAAACGGTGTTATTAGTTCTGATGAATTTACAAAACAGTTATTTAAGTTGAATAATGCATGGGCTGATGGTAAAATAAAAGATGAAGATTATAATGAATCTTTGAAAGATTTGATGGCTTCTGCTTATGGAGTAGAAGGAGCGGAGAGAGCCAAGTATGCCGCTACTTTAGCCGGTAAAGAAGGAATGGCAGGATTGCTTGCTATATTGAATGCTTCAGACGAAGATTATAAAAAGTTAAAAAAATCTATTGATGGAGCTTCAGATGCATATAACGGTCAAGGTACAGCGGCTGGTATGGCGCAGACTATGTTGGATAACTTAGATGGACAAGTTACTATTCTGAAGTCAACTTTGGAATCATTAGCAATTTCAATTGGCGATATGTTATTGCCATACATCAAATCATTCGTTGCATGGTTACAGTCACTTGTTGAGTGGTTAAATGGTCTTGATGATGGACAAAAAAGAACGTTGATTAGGATAGCAGCTATTGTAGCGGCAATAGGTCCATTGATGATAATTGGAGGTAAGGTTGTAAAACTTATATCTACAATAGTTAATGTTGTTACATTTTTTACTACGACAGTAGTTCCATGCATAAAGGCGATAGGAATGCTGAAAGCAGGATTCACAGGAGCGGAGCTTGTTCTAGAAGGTTTTTCTAAAGGTATTGTTGGAGTAGCATCTAAGTTGGCAATACTAACAGGTCCGGTAGGAATTGTAATTGCAGCAATTGCAGCTTTAGTTGCAGCATTTGTTGTGTTATGGAATAAGTCAGATGCTTTTAGAAATTTTTGGATAAATCTTTGGAACAAGTTAAAGAGCACTACAAAGACAATTATTGATGCTATAGCGAAGTTTTTTACAGAAACACTTCCAAATGCATTGAAGAAAGCTGAAACTTTTGTTAAGAACTTTCCCGAGAATTTTGTAAACTTTATGAAAAACTTGCCAAGGAATGTAGGACTGATTATTGGTAAGGTAGCTGGTTCAATTGCTAGTTTTGCTGTCAATATAGCAAAGAAAGGAGCTGAAGCTGGTAAAAAATTTGTAGAGAATGTTGTAAAATTCTTTAAAAATTTACCTAAAAATGTATCGACATTTTTGAAGAATGTAGTTACAAATGCGATTAAGTTTGCTAAGGAGTTTCCGGAAAAGGCAAAAGAAGCAGCAAAGAATTTTGGTAATATGCTCATAAATGGTTTAAAAAGTTTGCCAGGAAAGATGCTTAGTATTGGTAAGAATATAATTGATGGTATCGTTAAAGGTATTAAAAATGCATGGGGAAGTGCAAAAAAGGCTGTATCTGATTTTGCAGGAGGAGTCGTCGATGGATTTAAGAGTGCTTTTCAAATTCATTCACCATCAAAGATTATGAAGGAGAAGATCGGATATAATATCGTTAATGGTCTCATAGCTGGTGTTAAAGCTAAGAAAGGAGAAGCAAAGAAAGCAGCTTCTGAAGTGTCGCAAGATATTGTAGATGCAGCTAAGACGAAATTGGATGTTTTGCAGACGTATAACAAAATATCTGAGGAAGGTGAAATTCTTTATTGGAAATCATTATTGGGTCATTTGAAAAAAGGATCTAGTGCATATCTTGAAGCATATAAGAGCTATAAAGAAGCAAAGCAAAAGTACAATGAAGAAATCAAGAATATGGAAAGTGAGTACAAAGAAAAAGTTACCACTGTATATTCTGATTTGAAAAGCAAAGTCACAGATCTTACTAAAGCATATAAAGATCAGGTTGCAAGTAGGAAAGAGGCACTGTTATCTTCGTTTAAATTATTCGACAAGTATGAGATTAGTACAGATAAATCTGGAAAAGATTTGACTGATAACTTACAATCTCAGGTTGATGCTTTGCAGCAGTTCAATAGTCAAATGGAAAAATTGGAAGGAAGAAAAATCTTACCAAAAAGTCTGATTACAGAATTGAGGGAGCAAGGTGTTGCGGCTACAGGTGAATTGACAACGTTGAATGCCATGACTTCTGATCAATTGAAGCAATATGCCGATTTGTGGAAACAAAGAAATAAACTTGCAAAAGAAGAAGCTGATCGTGAAAATAAAGAGGCATACGATAAACTACAAGGCGATATTGCAAAAGCTCAATCGGCAGCATACAAAAAGCTTGACAAACTTGCTACGCAGTATGAAAAGAAGCTAAAGAAGATGAAAAATAATGCTTATGATAGTGCAAATATTGCTGGTAAAAAAACAGTTAAAGGATTGGTTGATGGAATTAACAAAAGTAAAAATAAACTTGAAAAGACATTGGGTGGTATATTAGATACTGTAAGTTCGTATATGAGCAAGATGAATGCGAAGGTTGCGGATTATAATTCAAAGGCAAATAGCGTAAGTCATTCGCATAGGCAAGGTTTGACGTATGTTCCATATGACGGGTATCAAGCAACATTGCACGAAGGTGAAAGGGTTCTTACAAAAGAAGAAGCAAAGAATCAAACATCTGGTGGTGATACATTTATATTCAATAGTCCAAAAGCAATTGATGAAAGGGAGGCTGCTAGACAAATGAAGTTAGCTAAAAAGCAGTTGGCAATGGATTATTGATAATTTGTAAAGGTGGTGATAAGGTGGTGAGATAAATGGTTGAAAGTATAAAGATAAAAAACTTGGCTACAAATGTTGTGAAAAGTTTTGATATGTCTGAAGCAGATTATTTGATTTATGAAGGTGCTATTGATTGGGGTACAGTTGCAGTTAATCATAATACATTTTCGTATCCAACTCAGATAGGCGCATATATTACAAATACAGTAATTGGCACTAGAGATATATCAATAAATGGCTGGATAATTGGTGAAACGTTAGAAGAGATAGAGAAAAAGAAAAACTCGTTATCAAGGCTTATCAATCCGGTTGAGCAAGTTACTATTTACGTTGGTGAATATTCTATTTCAGGTAAACCTAGTAGCAATGTTACGTATGGTAAAGAATATGCAGAAAACAATGATGTATGCTGCAAATTTTTAATACAAATATTGTGTGATTATCCAATGTTTATTTTGACGAATCCATTAACGCCCGAGATTGGTAAAATATTTGGTGGATTTATGTTTCCTTTGACAATTCCTAAAAATAAAGGCTTGATAATGGGATATAGGCAAAGAAGTTTATTTACGACAATAAATAATCAAGGAAGCATTAGTGTAGGCATTAAGATTAAGATATATGCACATGGAACAGTAAATAATATTGAAATCATTGATGTAAACAGCGGGAAAAAGATTAGAATAAATAAAGTGTTAAATAGCGGAGAAGTTGTTGAAATTGATACTAATGCAGGCAATAGACATGTTTATGGCTTTGTTAATGGAATTGAGCAAGACTATATCCAATATTTTGATTACGATTCTGAGTGGTTGCAGTTGCAAACAGGGATAAACACATTGACGTTTAGATCATATTCAAGTGGTAACATACGAGATGAATCTTACAAAAGAGCAGAGGTTATTATCGAGTATAAGTCTGCAAGATACAACATACCGGAGGAGTAAAATATGAGGTTGGAAGTATTTGATTTTGAATTAAATCGATTAGGTCTTATAGAGATTTATTCTTCAATAAATTACACACTTAAATTTATTGATGTAGGTAGTTTTGAGTTAAAGTGTGCAATAAACGAGCAGAATGTTAAACTTATTCAGAAAAATCGTTTTTTATGGATAGAAAATGAAGTGTGTGGTATTATTCAGTACATAAGTTCATCTACAGATGATGGCACTATAACTGTAAAGGGAAAGCTTGTAAAAGAAATGTTGAATTGGCGGTGGGTCTATCCATGTTTTGTAAAGACAGGAGAACCTGCATCATTAGCAGAGGGCATCGTTAATATTCATTGTGTGAATCCTTCTGAGCCTAAGCGTAAAATGAGAGGGCTTGTAATTGGAAATGCAGGATATGTTATCAATAAGCCACATATAACGTATCAAAAAACAGGAGATACAGTTCTCACGTCTGTTCAAAATATTTCAACAGCAAACAATCTTGGGTTTGAAGTATATTTTAATCCAAGAAATGTAAATCCATTTAAGTTTGTTATGTTAGAAGGTAAAGACAGGACGATTGGAAACAAAGATGGAAATAAACCGGTTGTTTTTTCAAGAGATTTTGAAAATATAATATCAGGTAGTTATGAATACAATGATGATAGTTTTCGCAATATAGCTTTAGTTGCCGGAGAAACTACTGACGGATCTAACAACGAGAATGCAGCAAGGACATTTTTAGTTGTAGATCAAATAGGAAGTGAGAATGTGTCTAGCTTTTACAGAAAAGAGCTTTACATTGATGCAAGAGACTTACAGTCTGAATACTCAGAAGAAGCAACCACAAAAGATGATGAAGGGAATGATATTACAGAAACCGTTCAGAAGAAAATGACTGAGCAGGAGTATAATGCAACGTTATCCAATCGTGGCTTTGAAAAGATGGGGGAAACGTTAATTGAGGAATCATATGAATCTCAAATAAGAACAGATGCAAGGACAATATATCAGTTTGGAAAAGATTATACATATGGTGATTATGTTACTGTAATTGACAAAAGTTTGGGAATAATGTTAAATGTACAAATAACGGAGATGCAAATTGTTTATGATGCAAATGGTTACGATTATATACCAACTTTTGGGAATAGTGTTCCGACGATACTAAAAAAAATAAAACGAATAATATAGGTGGTGATAGTAATGGCAGAAACAAGTGGATTTTTTAATGCTGAGATGGTTGAAGGCGATGGCTCGACAACATACGATAGAATATACTATGCAGATCAATTTGCTTATTATTTTAGCAAGTTCATTTCAAACGGTGTTTACATCAATCCTGCCACACAATTAAAAGTAACATCAAAAGGTGAATTGAAGTTAAATGTGGCGGTTGGTGATGCATTCATAAACGGTTATTGGTATAAGAATGATGAGAACTTTGAATTGCAACTTGCGCAAGCAAATGGTTCTTTGCCGAGGATTGATAGAGTTGTATTACGATGGGACTCATTGACAAGATATATCAATCTTGCAATATTACAAGGGAATCCGGCAGCTACACCAAGTGCAAAGAACCTTACGAGAAATGCTGATACGTGGGAACTTGGTCTTGCAGACGTATACATTGAAAGAGGTGTTTTGTCTATTTCGGATGCGAATGTAACCGATCTAAGACCAGATAGAACATATTGTGGATATGTTGCAGGAGTTGTAAATCAAATTGATACAACAAATCTTTTTGCACAGTTTACAGATGCATTTGAACAATATTATGAAAAGCAAGTAATGGCTTCAGATAAGTTTAGTTCTGATCTTGCAAAGAAATATAATGATTATGCAGTTCTTGCAGAAACTAACTTTGGAAAGTGGATGACAGATACAAAGGGTGATTTTGATACATGGTACGAAACTATTCAAGCAATGCTTAGTGATGAGGAAGCAGTTAAACTTGCAAATCAGATTGCGGAGTTAAAAAAACAGTTTCAATTGCTTGCATTAAGAGGATTAAAAACAGATTTATTTGAATTAGCGTCAAATGATGGTTCTGTATTTACAGAAAATGCACAGAATGCATACGTATTCTTGAAGCAGATATATGGCAAGTCTGAGCTAGTAAATGATGCATTTATTAGTGTTGGTGAATCAGGTACACTTGAATTTGACTCAGTTGATGCAACAAACGAGAATGTAAGTAGTGCTAAGTTAACAACAGGAATGCCTCTGAGAGGATTTATTATCGACGATGTATCTGTTGCAAATTATACTGATGCAAATGGTAAATATTGGTTGTGTGATAGTGTAGAGCTTTCTGTCGACGGTTATTGGTATTGCATTAAAAGAGTTGGCAGCATTTTGTCGTATAACTCTGAGGATGTTGGAACGATTTATAAGACGGCAACTGGAACTTTAGATGAAGGAAAACAGGTGCTTTATAAGTTAAGTAATTATGTCGTTTCGAAACTTACCGATGAAGAACAAAGTCAATTGTCTGAATTGCTTTCTTATGGAGGAGGTAAGCTACCAGTTACAACAGGAAGTAATGCAGCAGAAGCTATTCAATTGCATGTAGAACAAAATGTTACAGATGAAAATGGTGTTCATAACATAAGATTCAGAAATGGTTCATTGCAATATAAAGAAGGAAGTGAATGGAAAGATGCAAAACAGTATAGCATGAATGTTGATTTTTCTACGTCGACTAGTAAATCACTTAATGACAGTATTGAAGCCAATTTGGTATTATCAAATGCTACGAGGAATTTGTTAAATCCTAATCTATTATCTATACGGCCAGCTGATTTGAAAGATTCTGGAATCACAGTAACAGTTAATTCTGACGGTTCTATAACTTTAAATGGAACAACTACAAGATCTGTTTGGGCACTACTTTATACTACTTATGGAACCGGCAACAATAACATGTTTGAGGGCTTAAGAGTATTTACAAATTCAAAACATATTTACGACTCACACCCTATGCTATATGTCGCATATTGCAAGAATAACGATGGAGCAAACGAACTGTGGACAAGCAAAAATAATGGTGATTTAATTCCTGATGGAAATGGCGAACCTTGCTTGATTAGGTTGCACATCTCCGAAGGCGTAACGTTCGACAATGAGGCATTTTTTATTATGCTTACAGATGATGATGAAGGAACTATCAATGATGAACTTATACCATATTCCGGATACGATATTAAGACGATAGGAAAGAACATTTTAAAATATCCATATATAATGTCTTCGTCAAATAATAATGGGGTAATATTTACGGTGGTTAAGGAAGGCGTAGTCAAAATATCAGGATCTACTGAAAAAAATTATATGGCTTTCATTATAAGTGATACAAATTTAGAAGAATTTCTATTGAATTGTCTTAAGAATAGTCATAATTTAAAGGTTAGCTACAAAACAACGAGTAATAAAGCAAATACTTTTTTACAAGTTTTAACGGCAGATAATAAATTTGTAAAGAATTTTACAGATGTATTACCTAAAGACGCCTACGATTGGAATGTATATCGCGTGAAAGTGTTAGTTCAATATGATGATATCGGCTCTGATATAAACGCTATAGTTTCTGATATAATGGTAACACTTGATGACTCAGACACAACATTATTTACACCATATCAAACCTCAACTACGAAAATCACTAAAGATACGGAGTTTCCCGTAACTGGGCTTAAGTCATTCGATGGTGTAACTAATATTATTTCGCCAGGAAATGTAAAGGTAACATATGCGAAAAGTGAAAGCGGAGCTGCAATTCTTGATGCATCAAAAAATAAGCTTGATAAAGATGATATTGTAAACAACCAAACTACAACAGAGGAAGGCTTCGCACTCGATGCACGTCAGGCGAATCCAAATATAAAAGGAAGTCTTGGAGCACAGATCAAATCGATAAACGATATACTCAATACCAAGAAAATCCCGTCAATTGCCATTGAAAACATATTTACTGGAAATCCTTTTGTCGTTATTAGTACCGGTGGATTAGCGTCATTCTCAGGTACCAAATGGGAACCAGATAATGGCGGATATCAAGTCGATGATATAAAGTACCAAGCTGGTGGAACAGTTAACGTGTCAGTTACTTTAGCATTACCTGCGCATAGTATTGTTATCGTTGACGTAAATACGTTAAACCAAGAAAATATTAAAGTGCAGGGTTCGTGCATAAAATACAACTTAACAGACAATCCAAGCAATACTAACATGTCAATTTCATTCACTGGACGTAATGAAAACACTACATTATCAACAATTAGATATATGCCACTGGTTATTCACCTAGCTTAAAGAAAGGAAGGTAATAAAAATGGATAAAATTATATTAACTGATAAAACAGAATTTGAGGTTGCTGAAGGAGCAAGTCTCGGCAACATCCAGATCGAGGCGGAGAATTTCGATTCAGTCAAAACTATCACAGATGCTTTTATAAAGGATAACATTACAGAAGTAACATTTACGCACGATGGCAAAACATCTGGCAAATACACCGATCTGAAATCCGATGGATTTACATATATGCCGAACGTGGGAGAAGATGGCACAGAAGATGGTACATATACCGTTACTATTCGATTGCGGACAAAGACGGAAATGGAAAAAGCAATAGACGAATTGAAAGCTGGGCATGAGTCCAATGCCGGAGCAATTCAGGATATTGCAGACATGATAGCAGGAGGTGGTGAATGATGGAAACTTTTGGCAGATTGATTAAGTTTTACGTACGTAGAATTACAGTAGATAAAAAGCTTAAACTTGATGATGTACCGGAAAAGTGGAGAGATCAAGTCGAAAAAGAAATTGAAAAATAATTGTTGTACAAAATAAGTAAAATATGTTATAATTATGATAGATATAAAAAAGGTGGTGAGATAAATGGCAACAATTGATGTTGTAACTGATAGATTTCAGACAACAAAAGTTTCGCAAAAAGCAGTTGGTTCAGAACCTAAAGCAGATTTTAATGCATTATTTAAAAGCGAAGGGTACAGATTTGTTGATCAAATTAGTAAAATGTTAAAGAATAACGATATTGACAATAAGGCATTTCAAGAAAAAGTAAATGGTTTACTTAAACAATATTCTGATAAGATTGATTCGAATACTTCAAAGATTACAGCAAATTCTAGTAGAATAGGGAAAGCCGAAAACAATATTCAGTTGACTAATATTAGTGTTCAATACTTACGAGATGATCTTTCAGGTTTGCAACGTACTGTCAACTATAATAGTCAGAATATTGGTTCTATTACAGATGACGTATCTTCACTGAAAAATCAAACGTCTTCGTTATCGGATAAATATACGTCTCTTAGTTCAGCAGTTGATGCAATTGATGATGAAATATTTCAGTTGTCGGAGTTAGGCTTGGAAGATGGTAATGATCCGGATTTACAAACAATAAACAGAGGCTTAGCATTGAGGCTTGCTAGTAGAATATATTTGATAGGTGCATCTTTTAGGCCATCAGGTAATGTATATCTTTCTAATGCTAGAGAAGTATTACGAATAACAGGATTATCTTCTATGGGCTTTCAAAATGCATTTGTAAATAGTGAAACGCTTTCCGTTTCTGGAAGTGCGACAGTTGTAGCCGTAAGCGGTGAAATGGATGGAGATGCAGTAAGTATCAAAGTAGCAGCACCTACGGGGCAGATTTTGCTACCAGCATACGAAGAAATACATTTACCAATCATACAAATGTTTTTGTCATAAGTAGACTGGTGGTGAGCATATGAATCCTATTTCTATAATTACATGCTGTGTAGGTATTATTGGATGTGTGATTGGAGTTGCAACTTTTGTATCAGCTCAATTATCAAAAGCAAAGCAAGATGGCGCTTTGATGGAAAAAGTTGATTATCTTGTAAGAGGATTTGATGAACAAAAGAAGGATCAAAAGCAACGCAACGACCATCAAGATGATATTATTTCGGAACATGCAATTGCGATTGAGAATTTACAAACAAGGATGAAGAATGTAGAAAAGGTGGTGTTTAACAAACATGAGTGATGAACAGTTAGAAAGAGAAAACGAGAGATTGTCAACTTTAAATTCAATTCTTCTTGATACTGCTAAGAGCCAAGAAAAATTGATTAAACAATTTCGGAAAATGCTTTTAGTTGTTGTTATTTGTTTTGCATGTATTATATGTTGTATGACGGCAGGTTTCTTTTGGTATGAAAGCCAATTTGAAACTACGACAACAACGACTACAACTACTGATATGAATACAAGTGGTGATAATGCAAATATTAACAACGTTACTGATGGTGATATGTATAATGATGATGCAGTTCATAATGAATAAAGGGAGTAGGTGGATGAATGGCAAAGGCACGTGTAAGAGTTACTACAACTACAGTAAGGAAAAGAACTAGAATTAAGTCAAGTAATGCAGGAAGTTCAAACTCAAATAAATCGAAAGCTAAAGGAAATCAAAAGCGATGTCCTACTTGTGGAAGGTATATGTGAATTGAGTAGTAAGCATATAAACGTAAAACATAAAATCTTAGAAAAGGACAAATTTGAGTTTGAGACATTGATTGATAGGATGATGCTATCTGAACAGGAAGAAAAGATGATGCGTTTGTACTATATAAAGCATAAAACATTTAATCAGATAGCAGATGAATTAGGATATTCAGAAGTAGGAATAGCAAGGATGCATCAAAGAATAATAAAGAAAATAAGGAAATACATATAAAGGGAGTACCGCAGAAATGTGGTACTTCTTTTTTTTTGCGTATATAAAAGTATATTTTAC